AACTCTATTGTTTAATTATTTTGCGTATAGATTTGTCAGATAATAAGTCATGAAACAGAAAATTTTAAAAGAACAGGTTGAGTTAGATATGTTATTGGCTCTTCATAAAGGAGAAACTTTACAAGAATATCTAGTTAATATAACCAAGATAGTACATGACTTGCAGGAACAATACATAACAGCAGATATTATTGACCATAAATTAAAAAATGAATGGTACGGATATGATGGTGCATTTTCTACTTATTTGCTTTTATTCAGACTTGAAACAGATGAAGAATACTCTAAACGATTAGAAGCCGAACGCATCAAACAAGAAAAAGCAGATCGTAAACGATTGAAAACATTAGAAACCAAACGAGCTAAAGCTGCCGCAGCTGAAGAAGCTGAACGAGCTGAATTTGAAAGATTAAAAGCAAAGTACGGTGATTAACATGGACATTATCGTGGACATTCTATATACAATTAATGATATTGGATTTGTTGAAAAAGATGAAGCTATTAAATATTGCATGGATACGTTTGGGCATACAGAAATTGCAATTTCTTACAATGAATTTGAGATGAATTGGCGTATTTTTAATATTGGGAACGATGGTGATTATGCGGTGAAGTTTAGTACGGAATCCCAACTAACTCAATTTAAAAACCATTTTAACGAATCAACAAGTCCTGCTACCGGTTTATTTAAAAAAGTATTGGATGAACTTCGTCCTAATTTAATGATTGGTGAAGGAACTATTATTGATTTCTTTTCGTTAGCTGAACAGCAAACATGTGATAAGGTACTTAATCACTTGAAAAAAATAAAGTTCGATGTATCGATTATCGGCAATGATCTTTATATAAAGTGGAAAGTTCCAGATATTGACAATAACTAAAAAGGTGAATAAAATGTTTATGAGAATAGTAAAATTTAATGATGGTACTTTTGGTATTCGTAAATTGACTTTTTGTGGGTTTGCATTTTGTGATTTTAGATCTAATTTTGCAGGGCAGTATTGGTGGACTTATGGTTTACCAGGGTCAAAATACTTATATGATGGATCATGTAGAACTACTGAAGAAACTGCTAAAGAAGTTTTTTGTAGATTATCTAAATTATCTAAACCTAAACCTAACGTGAAAGATAATGGTACAGCAATCAATTATACTTGCCAGGATTAACTAATGAAACAATTGTATATAAAGCTTTTAATGTTACTACCGATGAAATGGTACAGAATGTTAATTAGAATTGAATACGCTATTAAAGATTACGAACGTGCAAATTATGTCATATATCGTAAAGATGATGAATATCTGTACAATAAAGGTAATGGATTTGTTAAACCTGTAATAACCAACTACACTTCATTTGAAGTATACGATAGCCTTGAACAAGTCGATGTTGATCAAGCAATGTTAAAACAACAAGGGTATGAAACTGGTGTTTATGCGATAAGTTGTGTTCAAACCAATCAAGCTCACTTTATGATGTTTTTACGTTGACAAATAACAGATTACTGTTATAATACACATAACTTAACACAACACCGTGAGACACAACATGATTGAATACACAGTACGAGTTCATGCAGATAGAACTGAATGGCGATTAGATAGACAATTACATAGAGAAAATGGACCAGCTATTGAGTACGCCGATGGCAATAAAGAATGGTACTTAAATGGTCAATTACATCGAGAAGATGGCCCTGCACTCGAACAAGCTAATGGCACTAAAAAATGGTATTTAAATGGTCTATTACATCGAGTAGATGGCCCGGCAATTGAATGGATGGATGGCAGTAAAGAATGGTGGGTTAATAATAACCGCCATCGCCAAGATGGACCTGCAATAGAATGGAGTGATGGTCATAAAGAATGGTGGGTAAATGACAAATTACATCGAGAAGATGGCCCAGCTGTTGAATATACCAGTGGTAATAAAGCATGGTGGTTAAATGGTCAAGAATATTCAGAACAAGAATTCAACCAACTGACCCAAACTAAAGAACTATCAGTAGCTGAAATTGAACAATTACTTGGTTATAAAATTAAGGTGGTAAGATGATCGAGTACACAGTACGAGTTGACAGAGATAGAACCGAATGGTATTTAAATGGCAAATTACATCGAGAAGATGGACCAGCTGTTGAATTTGAGAATGGTTACAAAGAATGGTATTTAAATGGCAAGTTACATCGAGAAGATGGCCCTGCTATCGAATATCCCAATGGCCATAAAGAATGGTGGGTGAATGATAAACGTCATAGAACAGATGGTCCTGCTGTTGAATGGGGTAATAAAGCATGGTGGGTAAATGGTCAACGTCATAGAATTGATGGCCCAGCTATTGAATTTTTCACTGGCAATAAAGAATGGTGGGTGAATGACAAGGCATACACAGAACAAGAATTCAACCAAATGACCCAAACTAAAGAGCTATCAGTAGCTGAAATTGAACAATTACTTGGATATAAGGTTAAAATTGTAAAATGATCGAATATACAGTTCAAGTTTACGAAGATAGAACAGAATGGCATCTTAACGGTTACTTACACCGAGAAGACGGGCCAGCTGTTGAATATATCGGCGGTACTAAATCCTGGTGGGTAAATGGTCAATTACATCGAGAAGATGGCCCAGCTATTGAAAGAGTTGATGGTGATAAAAGATGGTATTTGAATGGACGATTACATAGAGAAGATGGTCCAGCAATTGAATGTGCCAATGGAGAAAAACAATGGTATTTAAATGACAATCGCCATAGAAACGATGGCCCAGCAATTGAACATCCTAATGGCCTTAAACGATGGTATTTAAATGGATTATGCCATCGTGAAGATGGACCTGCTATCGAATGGTCAGATGGTTGTAAAGAATGGTTTTTAAATGATCAACTACATCGAGTAGATGGACCAGCAATTGAATACCGTAATGGTCATAAAAGATGGTTTTTAAATGGCAAGCAATATTCAGAACAAGAATTCAACCAAATGACCCAATGTAAAGAGCTATCAGTAGCTGAAATTGAACAATTACTTGGATATAAAATTAAAATTGTTGACAAGTAACAGTGATCTGATATAATACACAAATAAAGATAGACTTTATTAAATTTAACTATAGGAATTAATATGAATAAGTTTGAACAATCGTTGCAACTAATGGATAATGCCATAGCCACCAATAATAAACACAACATCAAACAATTAATCTCGTACTTGACAGAGAATTTTCCAAAGCCAGTCGGCACAGAATTAGAGAGAAAACAATTCAGATCTCTCAGTCCCAACCCAGAGTTATATGGTAAGATAACAAATAACGAAGTTGTAGAATCTATGTACCCATTTGCGATTATGATATATCTGGGAGTGAAAGGAATAATTAATGATGACATGTTAGAATTTGTTGGAAGTCGATATATGGAATTATAATTGCCATTATAATAATAAAGATAGACTTTATTAAATTTAACTATAGGAGTTATAGTATGTCACACATCACAGAATTTACATTCAACTTGCTTTCTGAATTAAAACCAAAAAATTTACCAGATGGTGTAGTTAAAGTTTACATTAATGAAATAAACACAACCAATTGGTTTTTAGATAAAATTCCTCATCGCGAAGATGGTCCAGCTAATTATAATGCAGCCGGTAATTATGCATATTATGTCAATGGCAAATTACATAGAACAGATGGACCAGCATTAAAAATAAATGACATAATTACATATTATGTCAATGACACTTTACATCGCGAAGATGGTCCTGCTATTGAATATGCCTCTGGCGAAAAAGAATGGTATTTAAATGGCAAATTACATAGAACAGATGGACCAGCTGTCGAAAAATCAGACGGTAGTTATACATATTATGTCAATGGTGTAATTCATAGAGATGGCGGTCCTGCATTATATGAAGCACGTGGTAATACAGAATGGTATCGTAATGGAATTCTTCATAATGAGGATGGACCTGCACGAATCTATCGTAACGGAAATTATGAATACATCGTTAATGGTAAACGACATAGAGAGGACGGACCTGCTCTTGTATTGGCTGCTGGATGTCTTAAATATTATTATGTCAATGGTGTAGAATATACAACAAAAGAAAAGTTTGATAAAAGAGTAACCATTAAAGATATGTCCATTGAAGAAATTGAACAATTACTTGGTTATAAAGTTAAAATTGTTGACAAGTAACAGTAATCTGATATAATGCACTAATAAAGATAGACTTTATTAAATTTAACTATAGGAGTTATAGTATGAACAAAAAATATGACAATGCAGTAGTAATCATGAGAGCGCAACCTCTTCACAACGCTCATTTAGAACTAATCAATAGAGCAGCAGAATTGGCAAAAAATGTCATTATCTTGCTTGGCTCATCCAAACAACCAAGAACATTTAAGAATCCATTTACATTCAGTGAACGTTGTGGGATGATCTTACGTTCAATTAAAATCGAACCAGCCGTTCAGGTTTATATCGAACCATTAGTGGATATTCCTTATAATGATCAGGTTTGGGCGATCAATGTCCAACGCATTGTTGCTGAATGTACACATGGTCAAAGTGTTTGTTTACTTGGGCATAATAAAGGTCCAGAAACCTACTACCTAAAACTATTTCCACAATGGGCTTTAGAAGAATTCGATAATGTACAGAACCAATTAAATGCCACTGACATTCGTGAGTTGTATTTTAAAACTCCATATAACCAAGATTATATCAAAGGTGTGGTACCTGATGATACATTGTCGTTCTTAAACCAATTTCATGGTACCGATGAATACAATGCTATCCTAGATGAGAAAGAATTCATCGCCAAGTATAAACAGCAATTTGCTGGTTTAGCATATCCTCCAGTATTTGTTACTGTGGATTGCTGCGTAATTCAATCGGGACATGTATTAATGATTGAACGTAAATGCTTGCCAGGTAAAGGTCTAATGGCATTGCCAGGTGGATTCTTGGATCAAAATGAATTGATCATCGATGGTGCAGTTCGAGAGCTGAAAGAAGAAACTAAAATTAAAGTTCCAGTGCCAGTATTAAAAGGCAGCATTAAAGCAAGCCATGTATTTGATCACCCAGGTAGATCGTTTAGAGGCAGAACCATTACCCATGCATTCTATATTGAATTGCCAGAAGGTCCTCTTGAAAAAGTAAAAGGCGCTGATGATGCAAAAACTGCAACATGGATTCCTATATCGCAATTACAAAGTGAAAATTGCTTCGAAGATCATTATTCTATCATTCAACATTTCTTAGGCAACTAATATTGACAAGTGTGTAGTGGTTTGTTATACTACACACTTAATTAAACACGCCGGAGCACAAAATGCATTATATTTACACAAGTGATGAAGTGGAAAGACTGGTTTGGATTCGTTGTTATCGTCAACAGCATGATTATGCCACCAAAGGCACTGCAACTGGATTTACATCATGTATATTTCATCAAACATGGCCTATCAGATCAGCTTGGAGAGTTGGACCAGACAGTCAGTTTGCCAAAATAAAACCAATCAAAAAAACCAAATACCCACGAGTTCCATATAAGTTACCGGATGTAATTAATAATATATCTGGACAAAATGTAATTCATAATGGTAAGATTGTGGCGGAAATTTATCCATTATCTTATGAAGTTGGTAGAAATCCAATGTACAAGGAATTTGGTGTACCTACCTTACAAACTATTATGCAGCAATTGGTAATTTCGATGCAATACCGCCTGAAAGAACCGAGGCATCGAGATCATAAAAGAATGCATCGTGAAGGAATGCAACTAGTTGAATCTACACAACATAGTATTCCAACTAGGATTGGATTTCCTGATGAATACGGGCATATAACTACACATCACTATGTAATAGGACCATTTTCTATTATGCAAAATGATGATGGGTCATATTATGTTCGAGGTAAGCATCATAGATACCCTAGCATGAATGGTTTTGTAGGTCCATCAATTCACACACCAACAATTGAGGTATGGTATCAAAACGGTATTATCTATCGTAAAAAAGAGCCAGCAGTTATAAATGTATGGGGCGATCAATTTTGGCATGAAAAAGAAGGCTATTACGGTAAATTCCGTTTAAAAGGACCTGAACAGGTATTAGTAACTGATATTACTAAACCATTACCAGAAAAAATTCCTTCGTGGTACAAATTATGAGAATTAAATTTAAACACACTGTGGTTAATGATAATGGTAATACTATTACTGAAGGATTTGGGCGTGTTATAGCAATTTCTGACTACGATACTTCAACTATTAGAGTAATGGATCTAATTCGAAAACAAGCTAAATTGCAGAATTGGGTCGGAGTTGCTGGTATTAAAGAATTCTGCAAAACTGAATATAATGCTACTATTAATTTTAGCACTAAAACAAACCATTGGACTAGTATAACATTTAAAGATCAAAAAGATTTTGAACAATTTATTGAACAGGTGCACAATGGTTAACGAAACTAATTGCAAACATTGCTTTAAGGAATTCATATGACTTTAATAGAACAAATATTTAGAACTTCTGATGTAATTAAAAACTCTCGCACTCCACTAGGAGTTATGAATCATACCATGTCTGAGTTGGGTGAATTAGCAGAAGAAGTTCTTATTCATCAAGGACAAAGTTATAAAAGTCCAGGGGAAGATGGTATTTTAGGTGAAGCTGTTGATACTATTATCTGTATATTAGATTTAATAAGAATTACTTATCCAGATGTATCCGAGCAAGATTTACAAAAAATAGCCGAACTTAAATTAAAAAAATGGGTTGTTAAAACTAATGGTTAGGGTAATTTCAACACAACCACATCCTAGTGTGGTTAAAGAAATCATTTGCAAACATTGCGGGGCAGTGTTAGAATATGTGCCAGCAGACATACAAACAAGAAAAGAACAGGATTATACTGGTGGAACAGATTTTATTCATTTTATCATTTGTCCTCCTTGTGGACATAAAATTACAGTTAGGTAACTTGTGAAAATAACAATCATAGGAACTGGTGTATTTGGTGGTTTTTTACAGAAAAAACTATCACCGTATTGTGAGATTGTAGACAATGCCGATATTGTCATATTAGCTGTACCATTTGATGCATATGAAGAAGTAGCTGCAAAGTATGCAAATAAACATCTAGTTAATGTTTGTTCAGTACAAGAACACCCTAATAATATTTGTTTAAAGTATAGCAATCGTGTAACAGGAATACATCCATTATTTGGCCCAACTACTGATTTATTACATGATACTGAGAAATACAGTTTAGTAACATTACAAACAGATGAAAGTCAACTAGTGTTAAACCTGTTTGCTAACATTAGCCAATTAGTGTATGACAATAATGGTATTCCATTAGATGGCAAGTCACATGATTTAATTATGTCATTAACTCATTTACAAGTTGTAAAGATTGCAAGTGAGTATGCCAGTATTATTGAAATTACAAAGAATATATCTGACAATTGTTTGCCAGCGTCTTTTAGACAACTAAAACAAGTATTACAAACAGTTAATAGTATGTCAGATGGTACTAAACACAGCATTTTGTCTAACAACTGATTACAAATAAAGATGGAACAAATATTATACATTTTATTTCTTGTCCTCCTTGTGGACATAAAATTACAGTTAAGTGAAATGAATTGGACTAGAATCTTTGCTAGAGCATTTGACCATTTAATGGGTGAGACCGATCACGATGAACCAACGGTTCCAATCTTATCACAACGTGAAGCCAATGTTAGTCTAGTATTAAGAACTTGCTGGGTTATGCTTCACGTTATAACTTGTCTATTTGTAATAGCATCTAATATACATCATTGGTAATAACATGAATAGAGAAAAAATAAACAAAGAAGTAAATGAATGGGACAACATACGCCCTACTAAACAATCATCAGTGACTGAACATGAAAGTAATAAAGATATTACTCATGAAAAAGTACAAAATTTAATTCAAATGGGTAATGAATTATTAGCTAAAACTCTGAAATATTTGAAGGCCGACTAATGAAAATTGATGAAGTTGTTATTCGGCCAGAACGAAAAACATGGGAGTTAATGCAGAATGATGCACTTGTCTCACCGATATATAATGCATACAATGAATTTTCAAGAAAGACTGCTAAATTTACTATTGGTGCAAATACAATATTTGATGAGTATGCACTCACTGACCTTATTGTGAATTATCAAACTTATAAAAATGCACTACTAGAAGTGTTTAATGAAAAAGATCAAGTAATTAAAATAATTGATAGGATTATTAGTTATTTGGAATATGGTGAACTAGATGAGTGAACAACTATCAGTAAATGAAGCATGGGCTTTTTTAAAAGAAGTCACTAAACGAGGAACCAATTCTTTATCAAAAGAAGAGTTGGTCAAATATCATGAATGTCGTAAAATTACACTGAATGCAAGAAAACCGCCATCGGTTTATACCAGACATCAAGTAGTTGATCATGAAACGTTTGGTGGTACAACTTACAGAATTACCAAGGAATTAGATATCACTATTACCGATATTTGTGAGATGAGTGATGACGATATCTTGAAACTGCTTGACATAAAATCAACATTGGCTTATATTAGATCTACTTTGATATGATCATAGAAATTTTCGATTCAGGGTTTATGTTTGAATTTAAATTTGGTGCTGCCGTTCTTCGTACTCATGATGAAATACGAAACACAAATCAACAAGAAATGGAGCTATGGTGTAAAGACCAATTTGGTAGCCAATTTACATCATTGTTCAATCGTTTTTATTTTGACAACGAAGCAGATCGTATTTGGTTTATATTGAGGTGGTCATGAGCGTTCTAGATTTAAAAGAAGGTACATTAGACCATAACATAACACAACTGTTTTATAATGCAAACCAACATCCACAATGGGTTGCGTTTGTCAAAAGTTTAGATCCAAATATTATTAAAGTTGAGGACATGAAAGGCTTCACTCGGATTACCTTCAAGAGTGATGAACATAAGACTTGGTTTATTTTGAGGTGGTCATGAGTGTTTTATATTTAAAAGTTGATAGTTCATTAGATAAAACTATTACGAAACATTTTTTTAATTCTACCACTAGTTCGTGGTTTCAGTTTATTCTATCACTTGATGAGAATATCATTAATGTTGAGGGTGTGGATAGCATTACTCATATTACCTTTAAGAGTGATGAACATAAGACTTGGTTTATATTGAGGTGGTCATGAAATTATATTTAGAATACGATCAATTTTTAGAAAGTCAACCAAGCTGGTGGCAGAATTTCATCAAAGATGTTGATACTCGGTTAAAATTAGAACCAGGCAAATTTTCAGAAGGTCGTTCTATCATCATAAAAAAAGAACTAAAATTAGCAGGTGCTGTTAAGGTGGATGATAAAGAATGCGAAGAATCATATTTAGAATTTTTTGATGATTCAAAAGCAACCTGGTTTATGTTGAAATACTCATGAAATTAACAACTATCAATACCAGTTCATTCGTTATCTTTCGTGATTGTTTATATGGCTTGGAATTTATTTCAGCTGACATTATGACAATATCAGTAATGCGGGTCTGGTGTAAGAAAAATTTCCGTACCTATAAGTATTATTTGGAATGGACACCTGCTGGAACTGTAAGAACGTTTTGCTTTAATTCAGAAGAAAGCCGAACATGGTTTATACTTAAATTTTCGGAGTACTTAGAATGAGTTTTTACATAGCAACTATACCATTTAAAGAATGGATAACTGATCCTATGCAACGGCCAATCGTTTACGTAAGTATGATTGAATGGTGCAAGGAAAATATAGAACCAAGACATCAACCAGAATCACCACACTACTGGTTCCCTAGAGCATTTCGTGGTAGAACTGGTGTGTATAAATTTCATTTTAGAGATGAACAAGACTACAATAACTTTGTTCAACATTTTAAGTTAGAAGATGTCATATGAATAAAACGATTAAGTGCATTTACGAATACGCGAAAACTGATGTTAACAGCGAAGAAGAACTAATCCAGAAATTTGCTGAAGGAATGCTTATGCAAATTGATGCAGTATTCAGATCACAGTGCTATAACATAGATGATTACATGAAACTCAGTAATAACGAACAGTTCTACTTGGTAGGAGCTGGTCTTTTACACACACAAATAAAACGCCAGTTTAGTGAGGACTAAATGAAAGATAAAATTGTTTCATTTGCAATTTACCTAGTACTATCATTTTTTGATTGGTTGTACAACGTACAAGCATGGATTAAGGAAAAACTTAATTGACAATAGCTTATATTCTGCTATAATATGCATATCTTAAACACAGTGAGAATAACATGAGAAAATCTGATTTTATTGCGGAATATGCAATGGCTAGGGCATCATCCGCAAACTATGCACATCCACACGATGTTTTGACTGATGCTGAAATCATTTGGGATAAAATTTCTGAAGAACAGAAATACGAAAATATCGAACTTAGGGATCTTGAACGCAAACTTTATAAAAATATTTAGAGGAATAATATGAAAAAACTATTAACATTGACCTTGCTTTTAGCATCATTTGCTGCTAGTGCAGGATTGAATTCAGATTCAGCAGCTAATGCTGGTTTTAGCCAATTAACCGAAGCACAGAAAGCCGAGGTAATTAAAACCATTGCACAACAAGCTGAATCAAATAAGAATTCTAGTATATCAAGTATTGCTACTGGTATTCCAGATCCAGAAGGTATCGAACGTTGGACCAAGATTGGTACTAGCATTGCATCTGGATTAGGTGCAGCCGCTAAAGAACTTAATGTAGGTGTCAATGAATTTGCCAAATCACCAGTTGGACAATTGACTACATTGTTGATTATCTGGAAAATCATGGGTACTCAATTAATACATATAATTGGTGCAATTTTTGTATGGATTATCGGATTTTTAGCCATTAAATTAGCGGCTGATAGACTAGAACCAGAAAATATCGAATATAGCAATACTGATAAAAATATTTTTGGTAATTTTATTATCGTTGACCGCACAAGAAGAAGTTTAGGTGGTGATTCAACTTTTGGGTTATTAGTAGGAATTGCTGCGGTAATCATAGCTGGTATTGCTGTATTGTTTAGCGGAAGCTAGTATTGACAATCAACTGTAATCTGCTATAATACAATTTTTAACAACAAAGAGTAAACAATGAAAAATATGAAAGGTTTCACACCAATAGAGGTACTTATGGTTATTGCTATTACCTGCGCTATTGGTGTTATTGCACACTTCGCTAGTAGTAAAAATGTATCAGTTGGTATCAATGGTATTGTCGAAACACGCTGTATCAATGGATTACAATTTATTGTAGGCGAAAACGGTAGATCAACACAAGTCATGGATACTTATGGCCATGGCGTTTCTTGTACATCAAAATAACTTTAGAGAGTAAAATATGACAACTTATGTAGCAACACAAGCTGGCGCAATGGCCAGAGTTTATCGTAATATGGCCTTATCAGTATTCACTACTATGGTAGTAGCGTATATCGTTAGCCAAAGTCCAACATTAACTGCATTCTTTTTAACAGGTGCAATGAAATGGGTAGTTCTTTTAGCACCATTGGCAATGGTCTTTGGATTCTATTTTATCTTACAGTCAAATGAATCGCCCATTGTAGCACATGGTTTATTACAGCTATTTGCAATTACATTTGGTATTTCTATGTCGGTGATCTTTCATCAATATAGTGCTGGGTTGATTACCAGTGCGTTCTTGGGTGCAACGGTATTGTTTACCACTATGGCAATTTATGGTATGACAACTAATCGAGATCTAACATCTATTGGTGGATTTTTAATAGTTGGATTGATTGCATTGATTATCGTTAGTATTATCAACTTGTTTATTGGTAATAGTGTATTAGATATGGCATTATCGGCAATTGGCGTAATTATCTTCTTAGGATTCACTGCATATGATGCACAAAATATTCAAGAATCATTGCGATATGGTAGCAATACTAACCTTGAAGTAATGGGTGCATTATCATTGTATCTTGACTTTATCAATCTTTTCTTAGACTTGTTAAAGTTGTTAGGTGCATTATCTAAAGAGTAATGTTGACAATAGTGTATTGTAGCAATATAATACACTCTTTTTTATAGCGTATTAGTAGGCATTAATTCATGTCTTTCAAAGTAAAAATTTATCGAGCCCAATTCAATACTTGGCAATCATGGAAAGACTGGGTTAATAATAGTTTTTTAAGTTATAGTGAGTATTGCGTTAAACACTATCCTGGTTGCATATCTATTAATACTATAATTGGTGGAAGAGAATTTACGTTTGAATCTGAAGCACATTATCACTGGTTTTTATTACAATAATGATTTACCAACTAACAATACATAGCAGAATAGCTGGTAAATGGGCAACCACTAGAATGTACGTCCATGATTTCCAGTTCCAAGGTAAATTACCCAATTGGCTAATGCACCACCATGACGAAATCATTCACGCCGAGTATCACCATGGGGATCGAATGTACCTAAACATAACCTTTAATTCAGAAGCACATTATCACTGGTTTTTATTACAACAATGACATTTCAAATAGAAGATCCTTGGGCATCACCTTATTCTAGATTTACATGGTGTTATAAAAAATGGTGTGAAATAGTAGATATCAGTTCCAGAAACCATCTCGATGCACCTGATTTTTTTACCTGGATTAAAGAAACATTCCCTGAGATAATAAAGATTGAAACAGTTGATGAACATGACTATGAATATTTAACTTTTAAATATACATTTGAATCTGAAGCACATTACACTTGGTTTTTATTACAACAATGAGTTATAGTATAACTGTCAGTTGGGCCACCACGTATTCTAAATGGCCATCATTACTTGTTTATTTTAAAAATGGTTGGATTGATGCATCAGCATATTCTGATTTTTTATTAGAGAATTACTCTGATATATTTGAAAGTATAGAAAATATACCAAATAGTCAATATGACTCGATGCTATTCCCTGATTTGAATTTAACATTTAAATCTGAAGCGCATTACACTTGGTTTTTATTAAAACAATGACTTATACAATCGCAGTCCAAGCTTCCACATTTAATTTTTTTGGTAAATGGCGAGAAGCTGGGTTCATTGGTACTTTCTCTGATTTTGTATTTACTAGGTACCCTGATATACTGGATTTCAGGGTATGGGGGCATTCGGAGTATCTGCTGACTTTTGAAACAGAAGCACATTACACTTGGTTCTTACTAAAACAATGATTATTTAAATAATTGACAAGTAGTTTTATTCTGTTATAATGTACACATCTTAACATAACACAGGAAAATTTAAAATGATTGAATATACAGTACAAGTTTACTAAGATAGAACCGAATGGCGTTTAAAATGTATCTTATCTTTAAAAGATCATCCAAAGATTGGAATAGATTAAAATGAATGAACTTGTAATCAAACATACATCTGAACTCGAACGTAAGCTGTTTAAGTTGTTTAAACAGAGCGGTAACCATAATTGTAGCAGTGATTGGCTTGTTTTCATTAAAAGTTTAGATCCAAAAATTATAAGTGTATCTAAACACGTTCACACTCATATTGCATTTGAAGGCGAAGAATATAAGACTTGGTTCATAATGAGGTGGAGTTAATGAATTTTATTATTAAATGGACTGATATGCCTGACGAAGTATGTGAAAATTTTACAAGAGGTTGTGGGTCGAGGGATGATTCTATATCTGCTGACGAATATTTTGATAATATGGAAGATGCATTTGCCCAATTTAAAGCCTATGAATTATATGATGATGAATCACTCAGAGAGATAGAATTTGATAGAATCGTATTTGAAAATGAAGCTTATTACACTTGGTTTGTGTTGAGGTGGTCATGAAAAGAATAAAGTTTGATACATATGATTTCCCAAAATTCATTGATGCAACGGATGATATTATTGGGTGGCATGAATCTTTTATTTCACAAGGGTTTAAGACTTATCAAAATGATTATAATAGTTATCCCAGACACAGTTTGAGTGAAGAAGAATATACCTGGTTTGTATTGAGGTGGAGTTAATGAAAGAATATTCTGTAAAATTTACTGCTTGGGAAGTTGTACAACCAGATGGTGGTGGCATAGGTGATGAACATCTTGCATACTTTTCATCTAGTTCCGAAGCTAACAAATTCAAAGCAAAATACAACGGCCATTGGCCTAGACGTGTTAGAAAAGTTGAGATTGACAAACGTTGGGTAGTATACGATACTGATGTCGAATTCAACGAATCAGTTGAATATTTCAAAAAAGCAGCAGCGTTGGCAAAACTAACTGAAGAAGAACGTAAAATTTTGGGATTAGAATAATGAAAGTATGGGCAGTATTAATAAAAACCGATTCATGCGATGAATATAATTATGTTTATGATTATAAACCAACTCGTGCTGAAGTAATTGAGCGAGTTTGGCAAGATGAAGGTGAAATTGAATCACTGGATTGGTACCTAGAAACAACTAATGTGTCTATTAGTGAAACAGAAATTGGAGTTGAAGTATGAACGAAGAATTAATTAAAAACCTGGCAGATGATTGTTATTCCGCTGATGGAGAATTTGATACTATTAAATTTGCTGATACTATTATCACAAAATGTATAGTGTTATGCCACAGTAATACACAATCACATAAATCACCACTTAACAATCATAATCTCGCTGTTTTTGATTGTGCGATGACTATTAGTCAACACTTTGGATATGACGAGGCCGAATAATGAAACTATTCAAACACAAAACCATATCAAAAAACTATGCTTTAAAAGCTGCATTGTATAGAAGAATTGCCAAATCAATGAATGACAATTATGATTTTAGTTTACATTCATTAGAAGAATTGTATCATAAAGAAACATTTGGAAAGGGGCCGTCGTTTAATGATATAAAGTATTACAACGGGTATGCATACGGAAAGTGGTTGCGTGATCAACAAGTTTCTGATATGATATCCGATGTTAAAGGTGGATATTTTTGTAAATACGAGTTTTTAAATAATGCCATTCAAAGAATACATAACATCTCAATTTTAAAAGATGTAGTGGTATCTCAGTTGTTTCCATTTGATAGTGGCGATTATCAATACATTAAATCAAAATATTTGTTAGACGCACCTTTGTTTAATGCAAAGTACATCCTCTGGATTTCAATGGAGTCAAGGTAAAACAATGAAAATTTTAATTAAACCGTTTATTTGGGTTGCAGTATGGTTTCTAATCTTTGAAGAATGGTTATGGGATACACTAAAATCATATGGTGCAGCATTAGCTAAAGCCCTGCACTTACAACGTGTAGAATGGTGGCTTGCCAATACCTCACCAACTGTGGCTTTGATCTCATTAGCTATTCCATCATTGATCATTACTCCGTTTAACTTGTATGCATTATTCATGATTGCACATGGCATGGTGATTCAAGGTATTATCCTTGAAGTTGTGGCTAAACTAGTTGGTACATTATTGTTATCTAGGATCTTTGCATTAACCAAAACACAACTATTGACATTTGGTTGGTTCAATTATTGCTATACTAAAATCATGTTGACTTTAGACTGGGCACATGCTAAAATTAAAGCTACTAACACATACAAGGTAGCAGTTGAATTTAAGCAAACTGTTAAGCAACGTGTTAAACAACTATGGGCAACGATATGAACGAGAAAATAAGAGAACTTGCTAAACAGGCTGACCTTATCCAATGGGATATACTTCCTTCAGGTGCTAGAACACCCGACCACGAAAGTGTTGTAAAGGCAAGGAAGTTCGCCAATTTGATTGTTAACGAAACCATCAAAGTCATTCAAGCAACTGCTGCAGAATCGGTAGACTTGGATAGAACTTTGGTAGAAAATGTATCATGGACCATAAACGATATCAAGAAACATTTTGGTGTAGAAGAATGAACGAGCAACTAAAACCCTTTATGGCTGGATTTTCGTTGTCTGGTGAAAGACAACGAAATGGAAAGATCAGACCGCACGTTTATCATGATAAAAATGTATTAGAAATCGATGAATGGCCTGAAACTATTGAATTGTTCAACAACACATACGGACTTGAAAACGTAGTTTCGGGGGTTGATGGTTATGAGTGTGCCAATTATTGTTAGGAGTTGAAGAATGATTTTTCATAATAGTAATCCTAATTCATTTGTTGTATTTGAAGCAAAACTACTGCGAAAGATTCCGGGTAGTGGAGTAAAAGTGGGTGGCACTATCTATGCATCATTGATGCCAGATAATTATTACTACTTGAGTAAGAGTGGTACTGTTGGCAGTCGCATTCTAGGTAGAGTGTTTGAAACCGAAGCAGTCGAAAATGTTGATTTTGTGAGAGTATGATGAACGAGAAAATTAAAGAACTAATTGAAGAAGCCGAAATTGGTATTTTTTGGAATCGAGACAATCCAGATTATAAATGGATCGAAGGCACCGAGGAAGATTTGATAAAGTTCGCTGAGTTAATTGTTAAAGAATGCATGGATTTGGTTATCGCACATGAAGATGATGCGCCAAAAGAATTTGATACGTTGTGGCATCATATGAAAGAACATTTTGGGGTGGAATAATGAGTAATACCCTAGAAGAACTACGAATACAAGCTGGTATTAACAAAACCATTGTACAAGATTTCCAAAATAGCAATACTGAAATGATTACCTATTCTGCGGATACACAAGCTCTTACTACTTTGGTTAAGTTGGTAGTAGAAAAAACTTTAGGTCATGTAGAATTTTTAGTTGACATTGAACCAGACTTTAGTATAATTAGAAAAGAAGTTGCACATGCTTTTGATTTTAATGGAGAAGAAAAATGAATAATAAACTGGATATATTTTTAGGTATTTTAGGTATTGGTATTTTGTTTGGTATGTGGTATATTACTAGTGATGGGTTTTCATATTCTCGATTATCTAATAAGAATATCGAAACTGCTCAATTGTTATATCAATCAAATGAATTTGACGAAGCATGTCTATATGCTAGAGTTGCATTAACAGAAGCAGCAGAATCGCATAATGTTGATCTTTTAAATACTATTAAATTGGAAAGAGACCGTATTTGTGGTAAAAAAGATGAGCTAGATCAAGCAGCCAAACATAAGGTTGGAATAGAAAAATGAATAATAGAATTGAAGAATTGAAAAAACAAGCAATGTATACCGTGTATTCTCATGGTGCATTTGGTGAGCCAGAAAACTACGAACGATTGGATGTAAATAAATTTGCTGAGTTAATTATTAAAGAATGTTCTGTTATTACTAACAAAGCTGATCTTTTAAAACATTTTGGTATTGAATAATATGAACGAAAAGATTAAACAACTGTATAACCAAGCGATTAATGAAGCATCGGAAGAGATGCGAGAATGGCATACGCAATGGAATAACAAGCCACCATTGTTTGATTATGAGAAATGTTTATATGGCAAGTTCGGTGAATTGCTTATTAAAGAAGCAGAATCCAAGTATTTTAGTGAAGGCTATCTTGCCGGTAAAACTGATGGCATTAATGAAGGTATAAAAGATTGTATCAGCCATTTTGAAGAACATGGTGATATGGTTAGTGCAGGTAATCTACAATCGCATTTTGGTATTGAATAATGAACTATAGTATTGCGAAAGACTTGAATATTATTGCGCGAGCAAATGCTGGTGCTATAATAGCCGAAGCTCACAAAAATGGTCAATCGATTAATATCGAAGCCGTAATGATACATGAATTTGCCGAAATTATTATATTGGAATGCATCAAGGTAATTTCACGCAACAGCGATCCGTTTGCTCAAAATTCATACATTAAAGAACTCAAAGAACATTTCGGTATTGAATAATGAGCTCGATTACACCACAAGAATACCATATAATGCAAGAGAAGCACAAACAGTTAGTCAATGTGATCGAGTATATTGACCTTGTAGCAAAACACGAACAAAAGAATTTAACACATGATATTGGTATCAGTGATTACTATAAGAACGCATTGCACCCATTATTGGTCGAACACGCCGGTTTACAAGCCAGAATTAAACGATACGAGATAATAGGAAAATGACATGAAATGGTGGGATAAATTTAACGATTGGATAGATCCAAAATTTGGTATTCATATCTTTTGGATCGTTCCTGTATTCTGGACATTATTAGTACTTGACTATTTCAAGGATAACCTGTATAATGCTTTTAAACGTGTTAAGAACTTGTTTCAAAAACGTGATATCAAAGACCTTAAAAAACTTTCAGGAATTAAATGATGAACGATACCGTACAATATGAAATCACTGTTAAAATCCAAGTATCAATTGGTAAGGCTGAACATCAAGCCCAACACGATGAAGCTATGTTGATTGCTCAATACTATGCAGATATGGCTATTAAATATAAATCTATCGGAGCAGATAAGATACTTGAAGTTAAAGCTGAAAAAATGCCACTAGAACAATAACTTTTGGGAATAACATAATGAGCAAATACAAAATTCAAGTATATGTGATATATGAGACATATGAAATGTATGTTTTTCGTATAGATTTAACAACTAATGAAAGACAACTGCTACGAAATGGCATATGTAACTGGCCCGAAGCAATTGTTAAAACCTGCGTTCAAATTGGCACACCTGCCGAACTGTACGATATTACATCGGACCAAGCAGATGCAAACTTGTGGGATGAAGCAATACTTATTAACGAAGAGGAATGGTAATGAACACAATTGATGAAAAATTAGTTGAACAATTTAAGATAGAAGTCGTTGACCGCGCAGGTGAAATTGATGGTTCTGATTCGCAGGATTGGTTTAGTCTTACACTTGGATGGGCAATCGCAAAAGGTGTAGAACCAGTCGATGCTCATGACTTTGCTATTCATATTCGCTATGACTCAGGTTTAATGGATTTGGCTTCCGATAATATTGAAAACTTTCAGGATTAAAATAATGCAAACATTAACATTTGACGATTTGGTCAATATTATTAACACTACTAGAACTGGTAGTATAATTGGTACAAAATATAGTAATATGAATTTTCCATTCGATGATGATACGAGAACATGTGATGGAACTTTTACAGTAGATTTAACTCCTGGATTTATTAGATCAATCGAATTCCAGTTTGTTTATCCATCTGATCCAACTGACACCGGTTCATTTGCCATTTGTGAAGATGATGAGTTACTTATTACTAAAACTGGTAATGAATATATGGTGTCTATTACAACAGATCCGTATGAAGTTTGCCAAGATGCTGTGTATGATGAAACAGAAAATGAAACGGTGTTTTTACCAGAATATACCAAATATATTGAAAATAATGTTACCACTTACTTTTTTTTATTAGACTAACACTTTCGGGAATATAATGATGGTATATAATGCATATTATCTAGTAAAAGGAGAACAAATAGTTGCCGGTCCATTTTCATCAGTAGACCAAGCTGTAGCTGGTAAACGGAAATTCATGGCTCCATATGCGGCGTTGCTAACCATTGTTAAATCATCAATTAATGCCATTCCGGTATAATCAATGAGTCATATTAAACGAGCATTGCTTAATTGTAAAAAAGCTGAGAAGAAATCTACAGAAGAATATCTCAAAGCACAAGAAGAATTTTCTAGAGTATATCGTGGTAGCAAACCTAAAAAGAAGAAATAATGAAACTATCAAATCATAGTAAAGAACGATTACTTCAATCATTTAGACATTCTGGCGTGAGCGGTGAAAACCTACACCCGTTATACAATTATCTAGTGTACGGGCTTGAGCCTGGTAGTTTTTGGAGAGCAATTTTTGAAAATGACTTTATACAAGCAATGTTATGCAGTCATGTAGCAAACAGAATTGAACACCTTAAATGCGCGGCTAAATGGATCGAATTCGAAATGCCAACCGAAGCATGGGGTAGTCATGATATAGTAAACTGCTGGTTAGCTAAAACCGATCAAGAACGTAGAACTATTCTCGAAAATAAACAATTGATATATACCCCAGAATACGAAACATGGCTTGCATTGAAAGAAGAAAATCATGAACGATTCAACTGATATACACAAAACAATGCTAGAATATTGCGAATCAAGTCGCAATGTATTTGCTAAAAGACTTACAGATGCCGAAACACTGGACTTTCAAGGTGGTGTAATGGCTGGACCAACAAAAGAGACAATTATGATGGCTAAAAAAATTGATAAACATTTAGAAGAAAAACTTTTCAAGCATCTCGATAAACTGAGAAAGAAAATCGATTGGATCGGTGATAAAGAACTACGCCAAAAACTTGACGAACATGCTACCGCAATTCATAACATTATTAAGGAAAATACCAAAAATGAAGATCCAAAATAGATTTCTAGGATGTCTAGTGGGATTAGCAGCTGGTGATGCAGTTGGTACTACAGTTGAGTTCAAAGAACGTGGAGAATTTACTCCGCTAACCGATATGGTAGGCGGAGGACCGTTCTGTCTACAAATAGGTCAATGGACTGATGACACTTCAATGGCATTATGCTTAGCCGCTAGTATTATTGAACACCAAGGTATCCAATCAGACGATATCATGAACAAGTTTTGTGATTGGATGGATAATGGGTATATGTCTAGTAATGGACGTTGTTTTGATATTGGCAACACCACTAAACAAGCATTAAAACGATACCAACAAACTGGTGATACCTGTTCGGGTGGTACAGATGGATGGTCTGCTGGAAATGGTGCATTAATGAGATTGGCACCAATTCCAATGCTGGCATATCTTGATACCAATGAACTCGATGATTTATCCATCATTAATTCAGAATATACTCATAATGTATCAGAATCAATTGATGCCTGTAGGTTGTATTCAAGAATGATTGCAGATGCGTTAAAAGGTGAATCAAAACATGACATCATTCAAAACCAGCTTAATTTTACTGGTCATCCAAAAATTGTTGAAATTGCCAAAGGCAGTTATTTTGATAAGACTGTAGATGATATCAAAGGGTCTGGGTATGTAGTTGAATCATTAGAAGCAGCATTATGGTGTTTTTATACTACTGATAACTTTAGAGATGCAATCTTAAAAGCTGCCAATCTTGGCGATGACGCTGATACCACTGCTGCAATTTGTGGACAATTAGCCGGTGCATATTATGGTATCGATGGTATTCCAACAGACTGGCGTAATAAATTAACAATGCTTGACAATATTGAGGAAATGGCGTTACAATTGTACGAACTTTCACAAACCTGGAATAATAAATGATTGAATTCTTTGTGATAGTTTTAGTAGCGGCGGCACTTTGTCATGCATTCTTTGTGGAGAACAACTAATGGCAGTACATTTTGATTTTATCTTAGATGATAACGAAGCAGAATCGCTGATGTATGCAATGCAACGAATTATTGCAAATGATAATTCGTTGATTTTAGATATGATGGCTTCTGAACATCCCGATGATTACAAAGAAGCTTCTATTAAGTGTATACGAGAACATATCGAATACACTAAATCAATCATGGAGAAAATGCATAATACATATGTTGCACCTTATTGGAATACATTAGGTAATATCGAAACACATTTTGGCGAATGGGTTAAAGTAGTGGACATGAACTTGCATCGCGATATGATTTGTTATAAATATGAACCACTTGATTCTACTTATTCGAAACCAGCGTTATACGGTTATCGAAAATTATCACCAGAAGATTTAAAGGAATTTAAAGAATGGTTAGGGGACAATAATGAACAAAACACTTGCTAAGCAATTGGGTATTAAAATCGTAACCTCAACAGTATACGATTCTAATTTTAAACGTAAAACCTCCAGAACATTTGTTACAAAAAATAGAAAATCGTTTTGGGATTGGGATGCTGCGGTATTATACGCAAATGAACCTATCTATCAACCAAAAGTAAATGAACCACAATCTCAATCCGTACTTGTAAGATTTGGTAGTGCATTTGAAATTATTCGGAATAATGGAGTTGTTGATTTTTCTAATTTAAAGTTCATTAGACAAGTTAATAACGAACTAGAAGAATGGGGATAACATGCATACACAACGATGTTCTACTAATAGAGATCTTATAATTGATAAATGGTCTAACAATACAAATAAGCTAGTACGAATGAAACGTACTGACAAATTTTTTAATGGAAGAATGCAGATAACTGAAACAATTCTATGGAAAAATAACCGAATGGTACGTTTTAACAAGACCTTTACAAAATTTAATAATGATTCATCTATTAAGGATCGTTATATACGTAGAGTAAATCTTAAAGATCTGACAAATAAAAAGCTTGTAGAATTACGAAATTACGTGTATAATTATTGGAGTTAAAACAATGCATGTAAAATACGTTTATTTGCAAGAATACCCAACATTTTCAGTAGGCTACAATAGCAACGGTGTTATTGGTATGTTTTATAGATTGCCAACTGCTACACTTGCCACAACTGACTATGAAATAAGAATAGTTAAAACTGTAGCTGCTGAAACTAAAGCAATTTTTCATAGATTACACTGTAATACACATTCTGAAACACAACATTAAAATCAAACAACATTATAGGTATGGTATGTTAGACCCTCGTTTATTTAGAAGCGAACTCGAATTTGTACAGCAACAGTTGAAAAGACGCGGTATCAACTTTGATGCTGATGCTTATTTGGCTTTGGAAAATCGCCGTAAAGAGATTCAAGTTAAAACTCAAGATTTGCAAAACGAGCGTAACACTCGCTCAAAAGCGATTGGTCAAGCCAAAGCCAAAGGCGAAGATATTCAACCGTTATTGGATCAAGTGGCCGATTTAGGTGACCAGTTGAAAACCGCTGAAAGCGAACTGGATCAACTCCAAGACAGTTTGAATGCGTTGATGGAAGGCATTCCCAACATTTTGGATGAAGCGGTACCTGCTGGAAAAAGTGAAGACGACAATGTTGAAGTCAGCCGTTGGGGTGATATTCGTAGTTTCGACTTTACGCCAAAAGATCACGTTGATTTAGGCGAACCGCTGGGAATGAATTTTGAGCTAGGCGCAAAAATCGCCAGCGCCCGTTTTGTGGTGTTATCTGGCAAATTAGCCACGCTGCAACGGGCGATTATTCAGTTGATGTTAGATACCCATATCAATCAACACGGCTATTCAGAAACTTATGTGCCATTTTTGGCCAACGCTGACAGCTTGCGCGGCACCGGCCAATTGCCGAAGTTTGAAGCCGATTTGTTCACCGTGCAAAACGACCCCACTTTTTATCTGATCCCAACTGCCGAAGTGCCAGTGACCAACATCGTTCGCGATGTGATTGTTGATGCCAAGCAAATGCCGTTGAAATACGTTTGCCATTCGCCTTGTTTCCGTAGCGAAGCGGGCGCTTATGGTAGTGACGTGCGTGGCATGATTCGTCAGCATCAGTTTGAAAAAGTCGAAATAGTGCAAATTGTCACGCCAGAACAATCAGCGCAAGCCCATGAAGAATTAACTGCTCATGCTGAAAACATTTTGAAATTGTTGAACCTACCTTATCGCAAAGTGTTGTTGTGCGCTGGCGATACTGGTTTCTCATCCTCTAAAACCTACGACTTAGAAGTGTGGTTGCCAGGTCAGCAAAAATACCGTGAGATTTCTTCATGCAGTAATTTCAAAGACTTCCAAGCCCGTCGCTTACAAGCTCGCTGGCGTAACCCAGAAACCGGTAAGCCAGAATTGGTGCATACCTTAAACGGTTCCGGTTTAGCAGCTGGTCGTACCTTGATTGCGGTGTTGGAAAATTATCAAAATCAAGACGGCTCAATAACGGTGCCAGAAGCCTTACGTCCTTACATGGGCGGTTTAGAAATAATTAGCAATTGAAACACATGGCTATCACAGAATCAAAAATCGAAGAACGATTAATGCGTATGGGCAATGAAGCTCGATACATGAAAGCAACCGATAAGGCATTGGATATGAATGAGTTGCGGAAATTAGCAATCAAGCAACTGACAAAAGAAGAAGATAAACACCAACAACTCCAAGCTAAGACATATCAAGAATGGATTAGTAAGGTTGAGAATAGTTCAGAACATGAGTTTCATATGGTTATGGTGTTCAGAAACAATATACCAACAGTAGAACGATATGTAGGTAAACTGGTATTAAATGCTATTAAAGCATATCAGTTTAGATATATCAATGGATACATACCGTCTTTTACTGCTTGACAGTTTTATATAATCTGCTATAATAAGCACATATTTAAACAACATACAGGAAATAACATGTTTTGGCTTTCATTTTTATTTGCAGCAATTATTGTAGCAACAGTTAGTTATCAAATTGAAAAACGATTATGAAAAAAAAATTCTATATGCTCATCGGGATTCCAGGTTCTGGAAAATCTACTTGGATAATTAATCAAGAGATTGACTGGAATAACACAGTTATCATCAGCTCAGATGATCGAGTTGAAGAATATGCTAAACGGTTAGGAAAAACATATTCTGATGTATGGGCTAAGTATGTGCAAATTGCAACTAAGATCATGTTCTTAGATCTAGATTTTCACATAGAGGATAACAAAGATATAATTTGGGATCAAACAAATGTATCAGTTAAATCTCGTGCTGATAAATTATCAATCATATCAGATGATTATGAAAAAATTGCAGTATTCTTTACTACCCCATCAGATGAAGAATTATCAATTAGATTAGCCAATCGACCAGGTAAATTCATACAACCTGAAGTAATTGATAGAATGAAATCACAATTACAATTGCCAACCCTTGAAGAAGGGTTTAATGAAATTATTATAGTGGAAAACAAATGACATATATTCAAGAATTAATTGCCTATATCAATTCAATGACATCGGGTAACCAAATGGTTGCTGCTGCAATAAGTGCATGGATCTTGGCAGTTTTATCGTACATGCTTAAAAATATTCCTCGGACTATTATTAACTTTTTGTATAAGCAGGGTACAACTACATTAGAATTAGATAATGCTGGTGCTAATTTTCATTTATATTTTTCGTTCCTGGCATGGTCGGGTAAACATATAAATGAGAATACCTCAAGAACAATGTTTGTACAGGCTCATAACTGGGATGCCACATCATTAGCAATCGGTCCTAGTTACGGTAATCATTTTTTCTTTTTCAAAAAACGGTTGTATTGGATGACCATGAGTAAAATTGAAAATACCGGCGAAACAATTAGAAAACAAATCAAGATTACCACTTATGGACGTAGCCACACTGTATTTCATGATTTGGTTGATGAATTCAAACCAGTAAACAAAACAACCGATACAATTTACATTCATAACTGGGATGGCAAAGGTTGGGAAAATCGTGTTGAACTTCACAAACGCCCATTATCATCAGTTGTACTGAATAAAACAGTCAAAAATAACGTAACCGCTGCAATAGAAAAATTTTATGCTGATAAACAATGGTATACTGAAAATGGTATCCCATATAAACTGGGTATCCTGTTACATGGTAACCCAGGTTGTGGTAAAACTAGTCTGGTAAAAGCATTGGCTAGTCATTACAATAGATCTATCTACGTTATCAATATCAATGCAATGTCTGATAGAACACTTGAATCAGCTATTTCAAAATCAGAAAAAGGCTCATTTATTTTGATCGAAGATTTTGATTCATCGAAAGCAGTTACCAAAAGACAACGGGTTCAGGAATCAGTTGATAAAGCAAATGGTGAAGAAAAATCTGATCCAGGTAAACAACTGATCATCGATAACCCAATGGGTGAGTATGAGATGTTAAGTTTGACTGGTGTATTAAATGCAATTGATGGTGTTTCTTCTTTACACGAAAATATTATCATCATGACTACCAATGATGTTGACAAAATCGATCCAGCTGTGTTAAGATCTGGTCGATGTGATGTCAGATTGGAATTACCATACTTAACTGATCCTGAAATTCGTGAATACATCAGTATTAAGTTCCCAGATGCAAATTTAGATGATTACACATTTAAAAATATCGCGGGTTGTGATTTACAAGCAACATTGATAGAACACAAAGATAGTAGTGATGGATTTTTATCATCACTAGAGGTAAAAGGAATTGCAAAGAAAAAGTTTCATTTTGAAGAAATTAACATATATATACCAGAATTGGCGTAATCTAACAGGAGAATAACATGAAATATTTAATTATAGGCGGATTAGTAGTTATTTATGCAACAGTTGGTCATGTATTAGACGAATACGAAGTTATTACTAAACCAGCACACTGGTCAATGTATGGATATTTTTGTGGAGCAGTTATTACTGCATTGATGGATAGGTTTAATGTATGATTACTTTAGAATATGATTCGATGGAGGGATTAGCCCTACCTGAAGGTAAAATCTGCGATTTCGTTGATCAATTCATTGTGGATAATACTGATAAAGATGTACATTTGGTATATAGTCAGGAATTGATTTTAGATTATTTTCGATTAGCAATTGTCCAAGGTAGATTAGACTGCAATAATATTTTGGTTCAATACCAAGATGAAATTACTACAATTAATTCTAATGGTAGATTAGATCGTTGGCCAATGCCTAGCTATTGCTGTGATGTTTTATGCCAACTTTTATAAGGAATTTAATTATGACAACTTATGTATTATTTTTATATCTATCAACTGGTATTCTTCAGAACGCAACTGGTGGTCCGGCAGTAGTTGATGGTTTTAAATCATTGGAAAAATGTGAAGCAGCCAACCAAGCGGCTAAAGAACAGTTGCCAAAATATGATTGGGGTAAATGCCTCAAGGTAGATAAATGATTTACGTGGTTATTGGTTTAGTAGTTTATGGTATTACTGGACTGATTTGGTTTATAAAAAATATGGGTAGAAAAAATGGCCCAGACAGATGGTATGATTATGTATTTGGCCCAGGTATGTATCTCTGGTTTCCATTTATATGGTTAATACGAACTTGTATTACTGGATGGAAGAAATGGCTTTTTTAATTACAATAATGATCCTCTTTACATTAGCATTGTTATGTGGTAAACTAATGGGATTTTCAGGCTTTATTGGATCTATTATTGGTTCAATGATAGCACTACTTTACATATATTCAAAATATAACTTATAGGACAAAAAATGTCAGAAGATGATCAAGAAGTATTAAAAGTTGATTTTATCGAAAATGCACCAAGAGATGGTCATTGGTATGAAATCAAATATCCAAATAACGATGAAGCTTGTTTGGCACAGGTAGTAAGATGGGATGAACACTACGATCTATGGCAAGCATTGATGATCTTTGGCGGTGATGAAGACCCTAATTGCATTCTTCTATTAGAAGATGGTCGCAGATGGTCTGATGTTATTACATTTATTTAAAGGGGAATTTATATGGGCTGTTGGCATGAGACTTGTGCAATTAGTAATTTGCACATCAAAGATAAACAAGAAGTGGTAGTATTTCTTTTAACTCGTAATGTAAAAGATTACGAACCCGATTTTTGCTATAACAATGCGTTATATAGTTTGTTTCCAATTCCGTTTTATGCAAAATATAACGATTATGGTGGCGCTGAGGGTTGTCATGGTCCGGCACTAAATTTCGTTATGAATAGAATCAAACAGAAATTAGTTGAAATGGATCTTGGTGAAAACAAGTATCACGATATCGAAGTTAAACGAGATACATTCGATGTTGAAAAGTTATTTGATGCGTGTCATGAAGACCGGTTATTTATTACCAATCACAAAGAACACAAAGTCGAACGTGTAATGATCCATAAAGATATCTTTGATCATATATTGGAAAATACCGTCTATACGAAATACATCGGCTATGAAAGACCAGATGTCAAATATAAATTTGCAGACATTGTATCCGATGTTCCAGAATTTGTCAGACGAGCTAATTTAAAATTGAATAAAGAATTAACTGACCACAGTGTTCCAGCAATAATGCGAAATGTAGAATGGATAGACCCATTTATCAGTTTATTTTCTAAAAATGAATTAGGACAACCTGAACTTAATTTTGCAAATGAATGGTTATCTCATCTTGATGCATCGGAGTACAAATCACCATTGTTCTCTCCTAAGACAGAACTCATCAAAATATTGGAAGCAAATACCGAAGATAAAGCTGTTGAATTTTTTATTGAATATTTGAAAGGTCGTGTAATGGATAGATTTCTATTGGATACACGTAAATTATGGACACCCACCTGTGGTAAGGGTAGCCAAAACGATGATCACGAACCCTATCGTGTATTAATAGATGCTATGACGAATGCATTAGATAAAGAAAAAGCCGAGTATGATTATGATGATTATGATTATGATGATTATGCTGACTAATTGTTCTTGACATTTTTTAATCAATTGTTATAATACACGTAAATACCAACACAGCCACTGATAGACGGTGGCTTTTTTAACTAATTAAGGAGTTTAATTATGTCATTATCAATTATCTTAAATACTGATTCATACAAATGTTCAATGTTCAAACAGTACCCAGCTGGGACTGAATATGTTTATAGCTATATCGAAAGTCGTGGTGGGGTATATGACCACACCGTTATGTTCGGCTTACAAGCCTTTATTAAGGAGTTCTTATCCAAACCAATCACCCAAGAAGACATCGATGAAGCGGATGCTATTTGTAAAGCCCATGGTGTACCATTTAATCGTGAAGGTTGGCAGTATATCTTGGACAAACACAAAGGATACTTGCCATTAAAAATTAGAGCGGCTAAAGAAGGTTCAGTCATTCCTGTAAGAAATGTATTAGCAACAATTGTTAATACTGATCCACAATGCTATTGGTTAACAACCTGGGTTGAAACTGCATTATTAAGAGCAATTTGGTATCCAACCACTGTTGCTACACAAAGTTGGTACATTAAACAATTAATTACGCAATACTTAGAGAAAACTGGTGATCCAAGTACAATTGACTTTAAGCTTCATGATTTTGGCGCTCGTGGTGTATCTAGTTTAGAATCTGCCGGAATCGGTGGCGCATCACACCTTGTTAACTTCAAAGGTACTGATACATTGGCGGCCCTTATGTTTGCCCGTAAGTATTATGGTGCTGATATGGCTGGTTATAGTGTTCCAGCTGCAGAACATTCTACTATTACCAGCTGGGGTAAAGAAAATGAAGTTGAAGCATACAGAAACATGCTTAAACAGTTCGCCAAACCAGGTTCAGTTGTTGCTGTAGTTTCCGATAGCTATGATATTTTTAATGCTTGTCGGTCATTATGGGGTAAAGAACTAAGACAACACATTATTGATAGTGGCGCTACACTTGTAATCCGTCCAGATTCTGGTGATCCAGCTACCGTAGTTCTACAATGTTTACAAATCCTGCAAGAACAATTTGGATTCTATATCAATAATAAAGGTTATAAAGTCCTTAACCATGTAAGAGTATTACAAGGTGATGGTATTAATTGGACTTCTATCCGTGATATCTTAGAAGCTATCACTAAAGCTGGCTTTTCAGCAGATAACGTAGCATTTGGCATGGGCGGTGCATTACTACAAAAAGTAGACCGTGATACCAACAAATGGGCAATGAAATGTTCAGCTGCTTATATCAATGGTGAATGGGTTGGTGTATTCAAAGATCCAATTACTGACCAAGGTAAGTCAAGTAAAAAAGGATTGGTCACATTATTTAAAGATGAAAATGGTGAATACTACAGTGATTTACTCGACGATACAAAAAAAGATGAATTATTTGATATTTATGAAGATGGTAAATTAATAACTGAATGGCTATTCGATGAAATCAGAGAACAATCGAACAATCATAATTAATACGTTAGATTCTAACCCATGGCGGAACTTCTACTCTTATGTCATAGCAAATAATGGTCATTTCCGCCAGTTTGTGAAACTCGATAGAAAATATCGTTATGAAATAATCAATCAGGAACTAAAACAATTTCATGCTTCTTTAACTAAACATGTCGTAACATTTGAATCAGAAGAATACAAAACTTGGTTTATATTGAGGTGGTCATGAGTTTTAACTATCAATTAAAATCACATCAAGATATCGGTTATAGCAACTTCTTTGATACATTTAGAAAGGAATACGATGATATGTATTATAACATATATGATAAAGGTGTATTATATGATTACATAGATTTAAAGTTAGCTCCATTTAAAGCTAAGACAGGCCGAGATAAGGCACTAGGGACGTTGATATTTGATACAGAAGCACATTTTCATTGGTTTTTATTAAGATGGCAGAACAAGCAACAAAGTTTTTAAAAGGGCGTGGTGACAAAACACATCCGTTTACAATCAGGCTTAATAATCTAACAAGTAATGAGTTAGATGAATATTACAATTGGTGTCAACAATCGTTTAATGGACGATGTGATAAGTCTGCTTCTTGGATATGGTTTAAAACCGAAGCAGACCGAGATTGGTTTTTAGTGAGGTGGTCATAATGGAAGATATATTAGAACTAGATCCGATGTTTAATTGCTGTCCAATTGCATGGAAGAATTTTGTAAGTTCATTAATGAAAGTCAATCCAGACTGGGAAAAATGTGATGCAACTATGATAGTAGCTGATGCATTGCAAGATTATCATGCAGTAAAAGATGGTTTAATAGTTAAATTTAACAAACCAGAGTATAAAACCTGGTTCATATTAAAATGGTCAATGGAGTAAACATGAAACCAAAATTTAGAATAATGTCAAAGAAAACTTCATATGGTCATGTACGTTATTGGATAGAAGTATATGAAAGAACTACTAACATGTTTTTCTTTCGATATGCATGGCGAGAATATAATGGCATGTACGATACCTATGAAGAAGCAGAGCGCCGTGTTGAGCGAAAAATTCATGAACTTCGTGAAGAAGCAGTTATTCTTAAAGAAGCAGAAGAATACGGAATGAAAGTCCATAAAGTTTTTGAGGTTGGCAATGAGTGATGTAAAACAAATTTATTGGGTTGATGTTCTTGAACGTGAATCCGGTACACTAGATAGTAAGAAAGTCATTCAGTCCTATCCATTTCCAGATGTTCCATTTGAACCTTTTGGATTTGATTTAGAACTATTCAAGAATCAGATTCAGCAAATCGAGGATCAATCAGTACGTGATTCAACTGCTAGACGATTTTCATTCATAACTGATATTTGGCATGAAAAGAACTTTATTAGGGTTGTAAGAAAACCTTGGAAATATGCTTGACATAACTTGCATATAGCAGTATAATATCCTTTTTAATTAGAGAGATATACATGAAAATTTATTTCAAAATGGCAGTTTCAGTTGGCTACTTAATAGCTAATTTATTCATCTTAGCACCATGGTTGATATCACAAAAATCTGATATAGCACTTGGTCTAGGTATTATTGACCTAGTACTATTATTTCCAACAGGATGGTACTTAGGTAAATGGGTAGCACAAGATATTCGTGATGCCTTAAACAACGGTGAATAAAAATGACTTTTACATTAGGTGATTACTTAACTGCCATCAACTATAAAGTGAACGATGGCGGTGATTATTGTTGGAACTGCTTTGGCAAAAATGCATATGAGTATTCTCACAATAAACCACGCGAATATAGTTTCGATATAGTCTTTGATACCGTTGATCGGTTTGTCTACATGGTGGTTTTTGGAACAATGGATAAAACTTATCAATGGGTTGATGAAAACTTCGCCGATGCATTTCAAGAAGAATACAAGATTATGCAAGAACGGTTAGGATTTGAAGACGATGAAAATCTCGAAAATTTCACTGGTAGAACGGAAGAATTCAAACAATTTATCAACAATTTTTTTAATAAAGGGGAATAAAATGAGTATCGCATCTGAACAAGAACAACTGGATTATTTTTATAAACGTGTTGAAACTATTAAACAAAGTAAGTTATTGATTAAAAATGCATGGCTTACTGAACCGCAACATCTTGTTATTACACACAAAGATGTGGTTCAAGCATTAATTGATGGTTCTGCTACACTACGTAATACAGATAACACTGGGCCTATTTACATTAGTGAGTTAAATTGGCCGGACTTGACGATAAAAGCACAAGAGCGTAAAGAACAAGTTGCAAAGGCACAAGATGATTATAATGCATACGATCTCGCATTATCTAGATCTATCTCAAAAATTGTGGACCAAGTGGTATTAGGCAAACTAAAACCATTGGATGCAATTGAACAGCTTGAAAAACTCGCTTGACAATCTAACAGCAATCGTATACAATACAATTTTTAATAACAACAAAGAGTAAACAATGAAGAAAATTTTAGCAGTGTTAGCAATGGCATTCGTGATGTCAGGTTGTACTTATGTACCGCCAGGTTATGTTGGTATCGTTGTCCACCAATTAGGCGGTGATAAAGGTGTAGATCAGGATGTAGTTGGTCCAGGTCGTCAATGGTTAGGTTGGAATGATGAACTATACAAATTTCCAACATTTACACAAACTCAAGTTTGGACACAAGATAAAACCGAAGGTAGTCCTAATGACGATTCAATCACGTTTCAAGCTAGTAAAGGTTTAAATGTAAATACTGATATTGGTATTACATATTCATTAGATCCTAGTAAAGTAGGAACTATATTTCAAAAATACCGGTCAGGTATTGATGAGATTACACATACGGTATTAAGATCTATGGTTAGAGATGCATTAGTGTTAGAAGCATCTACTCGTCAGATTGAAGATATTTATGGTCCGGGTAAAGCTGATTTAATTGATGCAGTAAAGCGCCGTGTGATTGCTGAAACGAAAGATTTAGGTATCAATATTGAAAACATTTACTGGATCGGAAGTTTGCGATTACCTCCATCAATTGTCGAATCGATCAATCGTAATGCACAGGCAATTCAGATGACACAGCAACGAGAGCAAGAAGTTCAACAATCTAGAGCTGAAGCAGAGAAACGAATCGAAGAAGCACGAGGTGATGCAGAATCTACATTGTTAAGAGCACATGCCGATGCCGAAGCAATTGCAATCAAAGGTAAAGCGTTAGCTAACAATCCTTTAGTAATTGAATATGAAAAGGTTGGCAAGTGGGACGGTGGCTTACCACAAGTAGTTGGCGGGTCCACGCCGTTCATTAACTTAACCAAGTAGCAATAACAACATAAGCCCTCTTCGGAGGGCTTTTTTCATATATAAAATTTATGATTAACATTGACGATTACGTAATTCATACAAAAAGAAAATCACATGGGCATACTAACAATCAAGTAGTGTTTAAGTTCCCAAATGGGTATGGTGCTTCCTTGATTCAAGGACGTTATTCGTATGGTGGCGACTTGAACTTATTTGAAGTAGCAGTAGTACAATTTGTTGGCACCGTATGGGTAATATGTTATGATACCGAAATAACCGATGATGTTTTAGGGTATCTGACAGAAGAAGAAGTATTTGAAGCATTAGAAAAGATTTATAACTTAACAGGATTAACAGATGAAAATAAACAGAGTAGAATTGGACAAGATACATGAAGTTTTAAAGAACTTCCCTGATGTAAATGATATTGAAATAGTAAGAGATGGTAGTAGTGGTATTGGGTATATATTAAGTATTAAATTTGATCAAGCAGTAAACGGTGTTGATGCAGTTGTAGAAATAGAAATTACTGGGGTTGAGAACTGGTAATGTACATCCTCATATTAATTACATCATTGAAAGCACAGTTCCACCATCAAATTGAATTACGTTCAATTGAAGGACTGAAATCCGAAACTCAGTGCCTAGCACTCGGTCGGAAATTATCTGCAGAATTGAGACAAATCAACCCAGATGTTGATGTCAAATCATTCTGTGAAGAGGGGAAATAAATGAAAATAGGAATAACTGGTACTCGTTCAGGTATGAATATAGAACAAAAAATGGCAGTCGTTGACTTTCTTAGAAACCACCCAAATGCAGAATTACATCATGGTGATTGTGTGGGTGTTGACGTTGAAGTTGCAGAGATTGCTACGGACCTCGGGATGAAAACTATATGTCATCCTCCCGTTATTGCATCATTACGAGCATTTCATGAATCAGATGAAGTTCGTGAACCATTTTCTTATTTTGAAAGAAATCGGCATATTGTTCACGAATCTGATATCTTATTGGTGATACCTTGGGAGGATACACCACAACCAACAGGTGGAACATGGTATACACATGATTTTGCAAAGAAAGTTGGTAAAGAATTGAAAGTGCTATACCCAAATCGCCAATAAGAAAAAAGCCCACTTAATGTGGGCTTTTTAATATCTATTATTCTACCAAGAACTTGGTATCTGGAAATCTTTTTACAGCCTTCTCCATGGCTTCATCAATTGTTAATCCTTGACCTAGGAACTGATCTGAAGTTTTATCAAACAAGTAGGTCAATGTTCCGTAATGTTCCACTCGAACAATAACATCAGGTTCTTTGTCTCTGAACTTCTGCTTATCATTGGTTTCTTTTAATTGTTTTAGTTGTTCTACCAATTCACGCATCTTCTCTGGATTCTCGTGCATATGATACTTAAACATCATATGATTGGCAATCCACCCAGCAGCAAATATTATTGCATAAATTATAAACTGACCCATTGTAGTGTCCTCCTTAATTTATTTAATAAAAAACCACCCGAAGGTGGTTATGTTTTAAATCTTAATAACAATAAACTGATTAAATGTGATCGTCGTTTACGTATCTTAATAACATAATACATCGATGGCGCTTTTATCGTTAAATCCCAATTAAGGTACCATTTCCAATCCCAATCTTTACTATACTTTCCTACTGTATTTTCTAACCAATCAATTAGTTCCATTGGATCATTTTCAATGTCTAACTTAACTTTAGTGCCTGGTGTTAAATACCAAAATATTGTTCTTCTAATTGATGACTCATCGCGTAATGCATCATAATTAGACATTAAATAGTGTCCATTGATAAGATTGCCATTGTTAATACTGCTTCATTTTTAACACAAATCCAATATGGATGTGGCTGCCACCTATCGATGAATTTTTTTCGATTTGCCTTACCTACGAATCCAACCCATGGGTGTTTGTTCTTTCCATCTTGATACCATGGTTCATGTCCATATTTACTAATTAACCAATTTTGAATATTTATGGATTGTTTATCCCAACCGTGAAATTTAATAGCAGCAGTAAAGCCATGTTTATAATAGCGATGCCTTTTATCTAATTTTATGATTTTCATATTAGCTCCATCTTATAATTGCAAATGTTATTTTTTCTGGTTCTCCTTTATAGATTTCAAGATATGTCTCATTGGTGTATCCATATAAAACTATGCTCCATAACTTTTCATAAGGATCTTCTACCTCATCATTACCAAACATATCTTTCATCCACTTGTATACTAATACAGTATTAGTATTTTTATGCAATTTTATTTTGGTCATGAAAACCTCAGTAAAAACCAATGATAATATGCTTCACTTTCAAATACAACAGCAAAGTCTTCACGATCTTCACATGCATGAAATTCTGATAACACTCTTTTTGAGTTATTATGATATTCATACGAATTGACTGAAGCATCACTCATGCCACAATACTCTTCGAAATTGTAGATCACTTTATCCGATACGTCAATCCAGAATATTTTATAAATCATTTTCACCTGACCATCTTAAAATAAACCAATCACGGTCAGCTGCTGAAATAAACCTGATTTTGCAACTTGTAAATAACTCAGATTCATCGACAATCCATTTACTGTCGTCAAATGTTTCTTTACACCAGTCTACATATTCTGATAGGTATTCTTCATCGTCGATATCAAGTTCTACTACATATATGTAGGTATCGGTATATGCTTTCATGAAAACCTCAATTTAAACCAAGTTAAATCTTCTTCATTTGCAAAATTTACTCGAAGTCCTCCATATGTATATCTATATATGGACCATCGATAACCTTCTACTAAATTATATGAATAATCTCCTTTACCAAATTGGTTTAAACACCACGTGATTATCTCAGCATGTGGATCTCTTTCTATAATAATAGAATAACTCATGACCACCTCAATACAAACCAATTTCGATGTTCTTCTTGTTTAAACGCAAATACTTCTTGATCACATGCCTCATAATAGTTATTATACCACATAGTGTTGCCAAATGTGGCATCGCACCAATCATATACAGATTCTAATACAAAATCATCGGGATGCATTTCTCGTATTTTATCTATATCAGGAGTCGATAACAATGCTTGATACACAAACGTTTCAGTGTAAACTTCCATTATTGTTCTACCGAAAATAAAACACCAGGAAAACGCTGCATTGCTTGTTCCAGTGCTTCAGCAAGAGTAGTTCCTTGTCCAGCAAATACATCATCTTTCTTGAAGAATACATAAACTTGTGAACCATGATATTCACAAATCAATTCTACTTTGTTAGTTGATTTATTAGTTGATTTATTAGTTTTAGATTTTAATTCTTCATCCAGATCTTTGCCTTCTAGACAGTTTATTACTAATTCAGGATCACTATCATATGTTTTAATCAATAATATAAAAAATATATATCCACCTAAAAGCATACCAATTAAAAAAATAATCGATACTACAATAAATGCTACCATGTTATTTGCCTCTTGTAAGTTTGCTTAATAAAATAAAGTTGTCATAACTATTCTGTAATGCTGGGTTTTCTAATAGCTCTTTGGCTTCTTCAGCCATGGCATTAACACCTGCACGAACTGCTTCCATTATACTACCACTAGATAATCTACAATTATCTTCACCCATGACTTCTTTAAAGTTTTCCCATGCTTTTTTTTGTTCAATAGTTAATGGGTATTTTTGTGGTGATAATGATAACTTTTCCATCATTACTTGGGCAATCGCTTCTTCTGCATATCCGCCAGCAGCAATCATAGGAGCAAATGCTGGTTCGATATTGAATCGACGTGATGATTTACCTGGTATGCAAATAGTTAGATGTGTGCCTTTTGGATAGGCACTTAATAATTCGCTGTCAAATTGAGATACTGGGATGTATCTTTTACCAACTTTTTTATAGAATGTAGTCATTGAAATCTCTATAATTATTAAAATTAAATTATAGCAATTATAGAGATATGTGTCAAGCTGAAAATTTCAGCTGATAGAAGGTATTATCGGATGGTTTGATATATGCAGCTATCCGACAATTTAACATATAATCTTTCGGAGAAATACTAGCTTCAAAATAAATGTTCTTACAATGTTGATTAACCCATTGGCCGTCATCTTCTTTTTGAAGCCAATCATATACATTGTTTATTACCCACGCAGTTGTAAAGTGAGCAATTTTTAACGTCTTTACTGGCTTAAACTCGTAAACTTCATTATCAAATATTTTAAATTTATCTTCAGGCATACTTGATACGATAAAACGTCGCTCTGGCTGGGTTATCAAAGTATAACCGGACTGTTGGTGAACCATTATGTCGTTCAATTTTGAATTCAAAATCGTCTCCTTGTACTAAACCGTTATCTCTAAGTTCTCTTATTATGGCCATTACTTCACTTGCATAACTGAACTTAATTATTACTGAATGTTCTCGTGATCTTTCCATGACTGTAATTTAGTTGCAGGTTCTTGTTCAATAAACCAATAATAATGATATCCATTTTCAGAATATGATCTGTATTCTCTTAATATCCTGGCTTTGCAATAATCTTGCAAATACCGTGATATACGAACTATCATTTTCAAATCATCAATGTCTGATTTCTTTACTGCTACACAATGTTTAAATTGTGGGAATTGTTTTCTTAATGTTTCTTCATTCATTACGAACTCCATCTCAAAATAAACCAGTTGCGGTCTTCTTCATTATGAAATGCAAATGTTCTATCAATATTGACCCATCGATTATGATCTTTACCATAAGTTTTAATACACCATTCTTGCATTTCTTGTTCATGCCAATTAACACGTACACAAAAATCACCTAATGTACCTATGAAGATTTCACCGATTGGCTTACTTGGTGGTAGGCTAGTAATCACAGAGGGCATAGAATAAGCATACATCGATGCTATATCATGATCAATCATACTCGTTCTTCAACCGGTATAACTTCATAGCTTTCAACTTTCCGAATCGGCACTAAGCCTAGACCCTGATGTAATGGTAGTTTTAATGGCTTTCCATTAAGATCCCATTCTAAAGGCATGTTATAACTATCAAAACATACATAGCCAACAATCTTGCTAGCAGTACATTTTTCATGATCGATTAATACTGGATATCCAGCAGCTGATTTAAACCCATATGCTTGCATTAAAAAGCAGTAGTGTAAATGTTTTTGAATAAATGTCATATTGTTTCCCTAATCGGTGTTTTATTACCATCTTTATCTATTGATACAAACGTTATTTCAGTACTAAATAACCGTATGTCTGGTGTTGTATTCGCATATACATCTATATTAAATGTTGCTGATGTATTACCTTTCTTAACCAATGCAGTATCAAACGTTAAAATTGAGCCAGAAACAATGCTTTTATGGAATACCACCTGATTCAACCCAATTGTAACAAACTCGTGTCCTGGAAATTCTAAATTCACAGCTATATATCCAGTTTCATCTATCCAACGTAATAATTCTCCACCAAATAGAAATCCGTAATGGTTTAAGTGTCCTTGAAGGACAAGTTTATGCTGTTTCATTGGTCTCCCCAAGTAAGTTGTAATAATGTATATAATTCTTCATTGATGGTATATGAATCACCATAGTTGGAAAATTCAATATGACACCATAATCTAGATGGTTGTTTTACAAGCCAGTTTCTTAAATCACTATTCGATATATCTATCCGATACCAGTAATCATTCATTAAGCTGTTATAATGCTTATCTACTACTGTAAACATATTATCCCCATTTTAATAGATACCATGTAAAATCTTCTTCATTCTTAAAATAAATATAACTTCCTTTCAAAAACCACCTCTTACTTAATGGACCAAATTGAACACTACACCATGTTAATATTTCAGTAAGCTTACGTGGTTCATTAATTGATTGTTTTAGTCGAATACCATGATATTCGTTTAGTTGCTGTATTTCAGTTTCCAAAATGTTCCCTCTTCAGGTCGTTCAAACTCGGGATAAAGAACCATCACTCCCCAATCAATATCATATTTCCAGCGAAGTGAAAAATTACCTGGATATGATTTTTTAAATTCATCCAATACATGTTGAATCATTTTCTCATCATCACTTATTAAATTTGGAAATCCACCCAGATAGCGTTTTTGCAGATTAGATAAATCTTTCTGCCATTGGAATCTATGTCTCATCGTTGTTCCATTTTAATACTGCCCAGGTATATTTTGATTTGGCTTCTTCTATATCGATATAGTTCCAGCCAGCCGACAACGATCTCTCTCCAAAGAAGTCATTATATTCTTGCATCAAGGTATCTTCGGTCCAGAATCGATGTCGTAATGTTAATTCTATTCTATACCATTCGTGGTACTTGGTTTTATGATAAGTTAACATAAACTTATCACATTTGTTTATTAGTTTATGAACTTCAGTCATTAGCGATTTTTAATAAGAGTTGATAATTATCCCAGGCAGTTTGTATGGCTGGATATTTCTCACGCATGTCTTTCTCATGAAGTTCTTTTCGTAATATATCATGCACCTGATCCTCATGATAACACATGTTTTTTATCAAGTCTACCCCAACATTTGACATCTCAATCGTTATACGAGTATCTGACCGGAACCCATAATAAAAATCAAGTTCTTTTTCTTGATAATACATCGATAATATACCAAACTTTCTAACAAATTCTGCATCTGTCATTTTAATGCCAATAAAGTGAATAAATGTTCATTGATGCTATAATCGATAATGGTTTCATTTCTATACCAGAATTTTGTATTCTGTGTTTTAACCCATCTACGAAGTTCAGCACGGTAGATACGCATGTTATACCATAATTCACCATTTTTATCAATATTTTTTGATACTATTTTGTATGATGTTTCCAAAAATATTGCCTCAAGTTCTTCATCAAATGTTATGTGGCCCATTGATCTTTCACCACTGTTGCATCAGACAATTCTCTGAATTCAAACACTATGTTATTGATACTAGTCATATACCATTTGTAATCAACATCGTGAATTAAACTTTTACTTCGACACCAGTTGGCAATTTCTACTGCAGTATGCCTATCACCGGTTATATTAACTACTGCTTCTTTATTTGATATATTCATTTAAATTCCACTTTAATAAAAACCAAGTTTTATATTCAGGTTTGTGAAAGGTAAAACGTACATTTGGTCCTAACCTATCATAATTAATAAAATTTACATTTGCACGAAACTCCTGTTTAATAATAGGAGATAAGTCATTGATAGACTTACATCCATAGCTATCTCGGATGTAGCAATACTGCTCATATCTTAACACGACAAATACCGGGTCGGGTTTATGAAATAATGATTTTATATATTGTAAAATTTTAGACATGCAACATAAACCAAGTAAAACGCTCGTCGTGATGATCGAAGATAACTGTGAATTCATATCCACGATAGCTATATGGATATTCTACTGACATGCCTTTACTTTTATAATACGTGGCTACTCTATAATCGTATCTATGCTTCAGTTGTGCATTAAACCGTTCTTTAATATAGGCAGTCATTGTTAATGACGGCTTTTCATGATCCCGCCATTCTTTTAATTTCTCGTATTGAGATAAGGTTAATTTAATACTTTTTGTCATGAACTAAATCTCAATTTAAGCCAAATATATAGATCCTCACGAATAAGGAACTCTGGACTATTTTTTATAGAAGACCATAAATCACCTGGTTGCTTCCACAACCAGCTCCAGAGTTCCATATCCATTGAATAGATATGATACCATGAATATCCATTATCCACTAAACAGGAATCTTGGACGTAGTATCGCTTCACTCTTTATCTTTCTTAGGTACTCGGTCAGCCCATCTTAATAAAAAGAAATCACGATGTCCCTCTGTCTTAAAAGACCATAACCGATCAGTCATAAAGATACCACAATTAGAACTTTCAGACCATTCAACCATTTCGTCTCGTAAATCATCTGGCATCTCATCACGATCAAAAGCTAGACCTGGCAGTTTGAACATTCCTACACTCACTTGTTTCATTTTTATACCCCTAATTCAAAAATTGCGTTATATATATTAAGTAAATCGTTGTCTGACATATTATACACATCTGTGATCGTTATGTCAAATATGTCTTCCAATGACTCATTCCAGTGAGTAGCAATACGCTCTAGTATTAAATCTCGCATTTTAAAAACTCACTATACTTTATTAAGAAAAATGTTCTCTTTGCTTCATCATAAAAATCAAGTTGGATTATTTTTTTGCTATGTCCTTTAAATGGTTCACCAACCCACAATGCAGCAGGATCGGTTTTATCACGCTCGTATTCTTCATATTCCTTTTGATAATTTTTATTTTCAATCCATACAGAATGTTCGCGTGAAGTAAATCCCAATACTCGCTTGGTCTTTTCTTTTATGGCTAATACACTTCTTGGATAATCCTTACGCATCTCTGTTAATAACAAATGCCAATTTTCTTTTGAAATTGAAATAGGTTTCATGCTGCCCATCTCATTCTGAACCATGTCATTTGTGCTCGTTTAATCTTCCTAGCATCAAATTGAACATATACCAGTTTTTTACCAGTAAATACATTATCTATTCTTTCATCTCTAATGTACATCATCCATCCATCACCTTGTCTATAATATAAGGTCTTATCATCGATCAGTAGACCTACATTCTTCTCTAACCATTTGATTAATTCATCAGTTTCTGGTGAGACAATTCTTTCTAAATTAGTTAATTTTCTACGCACTGTTCTTAATAATATACATTGAAATATATGGACCATCTACGATGACCATATCTCCGGAATATCGGTTATGTTCACCTCTATACCAATTATTATTTCTAACATCCAATACTTTAACCTTAACCATTTTAGGATTAAGTTTAATTACCTTGGCTATCTTTAAATCATTAAAAATAGTAACCGCAACAAAATCCCCTACAGTTAGCTTTCGACCCAAAATGTCTTTATGCTCTGGTTCAGGCTTCGGTATTCTCGTTTTCTTCTCTACTGTCATATACTTCCCATGTACTAGTGTTATAATCCCAATGTCTACTATCATAGACCGATACTGCAACTTGATATCCTAAAATACCAATCTCTAACTTTGGCCCTGCATGATCTTCACCTTTCCAACTAATGTTGAGGTTAAGTTCAAACAAATTCCAATCATAATGCATCAGTTGTAATTCCCAATGCTTGTGTGGATTAAATGATCCACTCTTAAACCATAAATTCTTGAAATCACTATTTTTGAAAAATGGATTTCGTATTTCTAAATTAAATTTTAGCATAAATGACTCCAACGTAAATTAAACCAATTCGCCATTTCTGGACTTTCAAACCAAAATTTTGAATTCTTAAATACAGGGAGCATTGTAACTTTGTCAATATTAGGAACTCCAGCATCACACGAATACCGGGTATCATGAACTTGTTCATCACACCATCTCATCATATCCTGCCATATGTCTGGCTCATTAAGTTTGTATATATATTCTTTAACTGGAACACAGATCCAGTTATCATTAGGTATTGCTGATTTTAGCATAAATGACTCCACCGTAAATTAAACCAATTTGCCATTTCTGGACTTTCAAACCAAAAACTTCCGTCATGTATTCGTGGCTGGAATGTACTGGGATCTATTGTACGCTTACCCAGCTCTAAACAATACATCGATTGGCTCGATTGTTCATCGCACCATTTAGTCATTTCATCAATTACATCACTTAGCCCATCTGCGCCGTGAAAAATAGACCTATATGGTAAATGCTTTCCAACTGGAACTTTATGCCAAGTGATACCGTTATACGTTTCAGCCCGTATCATAACACCACCATTGCTACATACCCGATATAACATAACTGATGTGCCATCTGATCAAGACCTAGATGTGCCCAAAATTTAGGATTCTGGATATCTTGATTACCAAAATTACGTTTAGCCCAATCGATGTGGTAATGTAAATACCCATCAAATAATACCATGATTGGAGCTAGATATGGATCAATGAATAGAAAAACAACCCCGGTTCCAATACCATGTTTTGCGCTATGCAGTATACCGGTTAATTCCCCATAATGGCCTTTACTGACAACTTCTGCATCGGTTTGATTAACAAAATCTATGTACCAATGTTTTAATTGCAGTGCAATTAAAATTATGAACTCCATTATATTATACTCCTTTACTGGTGTCAAGTGCTTCCTCAGCTTGACATATTTTCTTGATCATTTCATATTGACCTTTAGCACTACCCAATGATGGATATTTTGCAATCAATGCTTGTTCTTCTTGTTCTTCAAGCATTTTCTGAGTTGCCCACGTTATTGCTTGTTCAGCTTGTGTTGTTAACCCAACTATCCCATTCTCACATTCTACTGGTATCCAACTATAACCAGCATATGCTTCTAACCTACCATCTTGCATTCGTAATGAACCGGATGTTATTGAAGAACTGCCATTTGAATAAGCCAATATATGTGCGCTATTACTTTGTATTCCATGTATCATATTTTTTAAGATTCCATTTTAATAGTAAAAAAGTTAAATCTGACTCATACTGTAAGTCAAGATATCGTAATTCTCGTAAATCCCATCGATCATTGTTAAACTGTGGTGGTCCCCATGTTCCACACATCCATACAAATACTCCGAATGGATCTTCAAATCTGTCTAAATTTATTGTAGTCATATGCCGTATTTGATCCTAAACAATAAGTATTTTTGCTCATTGATAATAATGAATTCTGAAGTAATGTATCCATCTTTTTTGACTGGTTCAATTCCATATGTATTCTGGACATACGCTAGAAATCCGGTAATTCCACAACCGAGTTCCGCTTTAATTTCTTTGAATATCTTATATATTCGATCCCGCCGAGCTCGTTCTGCCGCAAGTTTATCTGAATATCTTTTAGTAGATGCTGCTACTTCGTTAATGTTCATAGCCATTTTAGTTTAAACCATGTTGCTTGTTCTGGTGTCATGAATTCCAAGTGGCGTTTACCTTTAACTTGTTTAACTATTGCTCCTTGTGAAAATAACCAATCTTCGAAGCACCTAGCAGGACCATAATTACGAGATTGAGTATCGTAACTCATTCTAAGCCCATAGCCACTGACATGTTGGCCTTGTAAAGTTAATAGCCAATTAGCCCATAATTTCTGTAAATCAGCATTTGATAATGTTTGTTTCATATCCATCTCATTTTAAACCAAATATACAATTCAGGTTGCAAATAATATACAGTATACGCATATGGTTCATCCATGCCCCTCCAAAGATCGGTAGGCTGTTGTCTAATCCATTCATGTATTTCAGCAACATCGCGAATACAAAATCCTGGATCATCAAAACAATGGATTAACCCAAGATGACAAAATAACTCATATGTACCATTTCTAGGTAAACTCATGACCACCTCAATACAAACAAGGTTCGTTGATATTCTTCTTCAAAACTAAAATGATCTTCAGCTGGATCATAAGCTTTAGCTAGCCAATAATCCCATTTTACTGTCTTCTCACCAAATTGCTGTTCACACCATTTGCACATAATGTCAGCGATTGCATCATAATCATCTGGTCGTATACCGGGTGGCAACTCAGATGCATGTTTTCTTAGGTCATCTAAATTGTCGAGTACAACAGTGTATCGTAGTTTTATATCTTCAAATCTCATATGTTTAATAAAAACCAAGTTAGATGATGTTCATGCTCAAATGTGATGGTCCCAAATCCTCTGAGTTGATCATAATTTCCATGATAGGTATCTTTGATGTATTGTTTCATTTCTCGTGATGAACGCATATTCACAATACTAGAATCGGACTCATCACGATAAACTGCTAGTTTGTTCCATTGATTGTGAGTTATATTAATCGATGCCATGATTATCTACTAAACTTTAATGCAAACCAAGTAAACTCAATTTCATCCATTTCCCAATAACTATCAGCAGCCTTCCCCATATTTGGAATAAACTCACAACTAGGAAAACCTAACTTACGAATAATTCTATCATATCCTCGTATATCTTGAAGATTGTGTTCTTCGATTGCTTCCTTAATCGCATTTTCATACGGATCTAATTTATAGATCTTGACTTTCATGACCACCTCAGCGTAAACCAACTATATGCATCTTCTCTTAAATCGTATACCGACAGATCTACCCATCCACCTAATGGTGTATTGGTAGCATACCGCCAACTACCGATTGGTAATTCCTCTATCATCCAATCCACTGCTGGTGGATGCTGTATTTTTATAGTATACCATGATTCATTAACATCGTCAACCTTTCTGATAAAAGAATAAGGTTTTATTCCTGTTATTCCAACTGGAATATACGGTGCGTAAAACATTCCAGAATCCATAACTACTTCCTGACATAAATTGGTTATCATGAACCCCACCTTAAGATAAACCAATTACGTTCTGCTTCGTATTTGAAATAATAAACAAACCATCCATCAGTAAACCATCTATCTTTGTCTTCAGAGAGATCAAATGTTTTTAAACACCAGCTATCTACTTCTCGTTGTGATATGTTTGGCACTCTAACTGAATAATAATTAATCAGTTTACCTTCTGTTTCAAATTTAAGAATACTTGTTAATATCATGAACTCCACCTTAATAAAAACCAATTGCGATCTTCTTCAGTTCTGAATAGATAAGTCATCGAACCACGCACATACCATCTTCTATCATCGATATCTGTACTATACGTGTCAATACACCATTGATGAATATCATCAGCTGATACATCGTGCTTATCAAAATATCCATATGGGATTTTAATGGCATAGTAATCAATTTCTTCGCCATTAACTGCTACTTGTTCAACACGAGTGGTTAAAATTGTGTCAAAGATAGAACCCATATTATAAACCATACCAGATGGACCAGTCATTGGTTGAACTCCTGTTAGTTGACTTGCTATCATTTGTGGCATAACTTTTCTAATCATTGGCATTATTACTGATGAAAATGAAGTGACAACGGGTTCTGGTTTATCACCACTAATCCACTTTTCTGCATTTTCTTTTATTGTGTTTAATAGATCTTCCCGATCCTTTTTACGGTCTTCCTTGTCCATTGTTGTCCTTTTATTCAGTCATCCATCGTAATATAAATATGGTTTGATCTTCTTCTCGTGGTAAAGTTAAGATATTACCAGTTAAGATATATCTCATATTTTTCTGTTCCATCCATTCTACAAGGCTATGTTGTTCTTGCTTAGATACCGAACGCTCACCTTTGTTTTCACTTAGAATAAAGCTATTCTTTTCAAATGGCATTTTCTTTATTCTCATATCATCCCCATCTCATTAAAAACCAAGTTTTATGTTCTTCTGTGGCAAACCCATATGTAGAACCAGTATACTCCCATTTCTCAAACGCCCATACCCGGTCTTTTCTATTGAGTACTAGCCTTCTACCGGACGATAGCGTTAAATAATCATGCCCAAACTGTGATCTTAACCATGCTGACGCTTCTACATTATCACTTTTTATAGTAGCTTTAAACGGGTATTTCTTTTTCCATCCTAATTTTTGACTCATGCATACCTCATTAAGAACCAAGTTTTATGTGATTCATTGGTAAATTGAATTGTAGTTGTTTGATTTCTAAAACCCACAGTCATGATGTTATTATCTAAACTTTTAATGAAATCAGCCCAATTTCTAGGGTCATTATCATTTTCCCACATATCTAAAAATTTGTTATCAAGAAATGAATCTTGGGTTATTATGAGAGTTCTCATGACCACCTCAAAACAAAATGTGTATATTCGATATCATCCATATACCAATCTGCATCCGCGAACCGGGATGATTTATACCCGGCAGCTATAAGTATAGTGGTCATATGAGTAAAAGGCGGATAATTTTTTTCAGCATAACTTATAAATTTAGGAAAATCAGACACGTCAAATAACATATTAACCCCATCTCATTAAAAACCAACTCGCATGTTCCTCACTAGTGAAGAAAAATACCACATACTTCACCATCATATAGGTATTATAGTCATCATTTTCTACTTCTTCGGAGTTTACTCCACTTCGCCAACACCATTTTCTAGTAGCATCGTCATAGCCTTTGCCATAAGTATCACGACACCATTGCTTCATTTCTTTATAAGTTGTCAATAATTCGTAATATTTTGGAGTAAAGAGTTCGAATTCTGATATGTGATATTTTTTCAACTTGACTTTAATCATGACCACCTCAACACAAACCAGTTTTTATCTTCTTCAGATTGAATTAAAATACGCGGAGAACGGCGTTCTGCACTCGCTAACCAACACCATCTGGTATTAATATCTCGATGACCAAAAAGTGAGCGGTATTCATCATATTCACAACTTGGACCAAATGTTTCCCAGCACCATTGTCTCATTAATCGATGTGTATCAGTCAAATCAACATGATTCCAGTTTTGCTGCCATTTTGGAACAGCCATATAATTAAAGTGTTGATAACCGGTATGCCGCCTGTCTAGTTTTGTAATTGTTGTTTTCATATTAAAATAAGTGTGATAGAATGAGTGCATTATACAAGGTAGCTGAAGGTATGTCAAGAGAAATAAATCTTGACAGATTCGATGTAAAACGATATAATTGGTCTTTCTCAACAATAGTTCAAGGAATTTTATGGCACAATTAGTTACAGGACTAGTTAAAGGCGTTAATGATTATAAATTTAGTATAGATCCAGTTAACTCACGGGTTTTCATCTATATTTTTAGTGAAAACCCAGATGTAGATGGTAAAGTAGGTGAAACTTATGTTCCAGCAGGCGAAGATCCATTAAATGGTGTATCTGATCGTATTAAAGAACAATTGACCACTAGTCATCATAAATGGAAAAATGGTACAGCTGGTTGCTTTGGTGTATGGGATGTAACTGATCTAGCCATTAAGACTGGTAAATTTAGAGAATCTCATATCTATATCGATGATTACATCAGACCGCATATTGGACATATTAAACCAAACTCTCGGGAATGGCATGATCTTCCAGTCGATGAAATTAAATATAGAGTAGATAAGTTTCTTTACGAGGCTGGTCAACCATTGCCAACTGCATCGTTGAATGTACTACAAGCAGAAAAAGCCGAGTTGTTCCTTGATAAAATCATACAAGGTAAACAAGTATTGTTGGCGGAATTCTGTGCGAGATTTGGAAAAACAATTTGGTCAGCATCTATCGTTAAGGAAGCTGGTATTCCACTAACTATATATTCCAGCTACGTTCTTACGGCTGGTACTAGTATCAGAAATGAACTAGCGGGTTATGAACAATTTAAAGATATTGTATTCGTGGAAACATCAGTTAGGAATTATCAATCGTTAATTGATGATGCATTAACTAATGGTAAGCAAGTGGTTGCATTTCTTTCATTGTGCCCAGGTTCATTAAGACAAGATCGTATTGACTATCTGTATGGGTTAGATGTCGATAGATTGACATTTATTGATGAAGCTGATTTCGGGGCGCATCGGTCTGGACAAGCAATGGCTATGATTGATGCACAACAACCAGATGATGTTGTAATTCTTATGACTGGCACCAATCCTGATCGAGCGGCAAGTGCGTGGAAAATTGATTTTGTTGATACAGTTGTGTACCCAGAATTACTTATTGAAAAACGTACAGTTCGTCCCTCATATGATACAACATTAAAGTATTTTACAGTTGATCCAGAAAGAACAAAATCAGTAGTAGATGCAGAATTCTATCAATTAGATTTAGCTGGACCAGTTGAAGATACTAAAATCAATGAACCAGACGTATTTGATGATGGTGGTGTATTTTTACCATCTTGGGGTAAAACTGTAGCTAAACCAGTTAAGGCTAAACGGTTCTTGGTTAAAACATTAAGAAGTTTATTTATGGATGGTGATTATGATAATTTAAATGTTGACTTAATTACTGAACGCACCGCAGATGAAGGTAAGCGAGTGGCAATGATGTTCTTCCCTAACAATACTTCTAATAAAAACTTGAAAGAATTAGCCAGTATTGCCGAAGATACCTTACCAGGCTATAGAATTTCAATGGTTTATGGTGCGGATGGTATGAAAGGTGCCGATGCCGAGGTATTCGTTAAAGAAGAAATCGAAAAGGCATCAATGAGTAATAAACACTCATTAATATTAGCGGTCCAGATGGCTCAACGTAGTTTTTCTATTCCACAAATTTCAGAATTGTACTTGGCATATGATAACGGTGATGCTGGAACTACTACACAGCGCATCAGTCGTGCATTGACAGCTGGTATGAATAAAACATTAGCTAGAATTATTTCATTAAGTTTTGATCCAAATCGCGATGATAAATTTGATGCGATGATATTAGAAACAGCCAAAAGCCAAGCTAAAAATAATGGGTGTGGATTGAAAAATGCATTGCGTAATGTATTGAAAACGATTGATATCTATAAATCATCAGAGGATGGTGACCGTATCAAGATTGAAATTGATGAATACTTAGAACAATTTATCAGCTTCAATCGTAGAAGTAGAATCATTGGAAAAACTGCAAATTTAGATATCTTAAATGAAGATCAACTTGCAGCAATTGCGATACGTGACTTAGAAGCATTAAAAATTGCTAAAACTGCTTCAGTATCAAAAGGTAAAACAGCTATGCCTGTAATTAAACCGGTCAAGGGCAACTCAAATAAACCAGATGATAGCACTGACCCAAAAGACATTATCTCCAAGGTAAGAGAAGTGATCGCATGTGTTGCTGAAAACATCGATTTCATGGTAGATGGGTGTGATAGTACCGGTGATATCAATAATATTGATGATGCATTGGACTTTTATAGAAACAATGAAGTAGTAAGGAATGAATTTAAACTCGAATACAATATAGAGTTTGAGTTAATTGATGAACTATTTACATTAGGTGTAATTAATAAAGATTTATTAGACCTAAAAGTTTAGGATGAAATAACCCGTATTTCTATCAAGTCAGGACGACTTGATAGAAAACATGCCTGAAATCAGGATAGATTCAGGAAAATTTTATCAAGCCATGGTTGGCTGATAGAAATACGATAATACCAATACCATGATTATAAGGATATATAAATGGTACGCAATAAAACACAATTTGAAGCTCTTGTTATGGAAATTTTAAAAGGCTTTAATGGACATCATATTCATGGAAATTTTTTAGACCCAGTTGCCGGAACTGGGCAATTTGTAAGTGTAGTTGAAGAGCAAAAAAGAGCAGCGGGATTGTCAGATGATGAAATTCGTGCTACTACATTTGGGTTCTTTGAAACTTCAATGGCAATGAATAATGCTAAAAAGACACACAAATTAGTCGGAACATATGAAGTCCTGGATTCGACTGATTTTATAGCGATGTTCTCAGGTAAAAATATAAGCTCACTAACCTATTACAGTATTGAGTTTAGACAAAGACTTCAAAATATCAAGGATGATATAATTATGAAATTTGACGCAATAGCGGGTAACCCACCATTTCAAGAAATAACTAAGGATGGTAAAAGAAAGGATAAAGCAAGTAATCTATGGTCTAAGTTCTGGTCAGTAGCAATCAAGGATCTATCAAAAGATGACGGTGTGATTGGATTGATTACTCCCACTACATGGATTAGTCCTAGTAGAGATTTAGTAGGGATTTATCGTATTGGGCCTAATAAAGAAAACAAGTTATGGAATGTGTTTAATCAATATTCGTCATATGCTAATATTGATTCGGTAAAACAATACTTTCCAACTGTTGGTTCTTCTTTTGGGTACGTAATAGTTGATAAATCTAAAAACGACGGATTGGTGTTTTCTAATAACATTGATACTTCATTGGGGTTTTTACACAATAAGGTAAACACTGATGAGTTCAGTCATGAAATTGATTTCACTAATAATTTAGGTGCATTCATTGTTGATCAACGTAATACACCTAAATTAAGAGTATGTATACCAATGACTAGAAAAATAACGGTTGAAAGTATTCAAATTCTTGATGGTGACACTAAACCTACTGGGGGACATGAAAATGCGGGGTTATTTCTATATATATACCCATCTACAATAGAGGGTGCGAATGCAATTAGGGAAAGACTTATTAGCATTAAATCACTGTTAAATACCGCATGTAGATTTAGTGGATGGTTAAATATTCAAATGGTTAAAAATATTTCATATAATGATATTAAATAAATTAATAGAAGAGTACCATTCCCGTGAACATATGTCAGGAGTGGATAGGGATAACGAACGAACCAAACAAACTGGTGAAATCTTTACACCATCGGACTTGGTAGAAGAAATCTTAAACAAATTCCCAGTAGAACTGTTTACAGATGATACTAAAACATTTATCGATCCAACCTGTGGTGATGGGCAATTTTTGGTTGCTGCCTTAATTCTTAAAATGAAAAATGGTATAAGTCATGATATCGCACTGTCTACAATTTTTGGTGTTGATATAATGCTAGATAATTGTATTGAATGTATTAAACGATTATATCTTGTATCAAAAGACGATATAAAAATACTAATGGATGATGATATACCTGCCGATTGGAAACATGAAGCTGTAACAGCTATATTCGAAGTAAATAGTACTATAACAAATATAGTTTGTGCAAATGGTGTAAAATACAATTATAAATTCTATGAACAAGTTATTGATCCAGATCCAATTCCTGAGCCAAAACCTAAGAAAGAACCAAAACCTAAGAAAGAACCAAAACCTAAGAAAGAACCAAAACCTAAGAAAGAACCAAAACCTAAAAAATCAGAACCATTGGACACACCATTATTTGATTTTAATGATAAAACTACATAGGTATTTATGAGAATATTAGTAACCGGTTCAGCAGGTTTCATTGGTCGTAATATGTTAGACTGGTTAAATCAAGAAGAATTCTGGGAAATTGATACATGGACGTGGGACCCAAACAATTTCCCAGATGTTAAAAATTATAAATGGGTGATACATTTAGGCGCAGTCACTGATACAAGTGACACCGATGTTGATACAATAATATATAAAAACTATGAATTTAGTCAATGGTTGTTTAATGAATGTAACTTGAATAAAGTACATATGCAATATGCAAGTACGTGTGCAGTATATGGCAACTCTAATGATTTTTCAGAGTTTGCTCCATGTCATCCACATACTGCATATGCTTGGTCAAAATACCTATTTGATAGATGGGTGTTTCAACAACAACAAAATATTTATGTCCAAGGATTCAGATATTTTAATGTATACGGGCGATATATGCATACAAAGGGGGCACATACTGATATTATTTGTAGATGGAGAGAACAAGCTAAAACAGAGGGTAAAATAACCGTCTGGGGCAATGCACATCGTATTAAACGTGATTGGGTATGGGTAGGTGATGTATGTAAATTACATATTGATTTTATTAAACAAGTGAATGGGTCTGGTATTTGGAATGTTGGGACTGGATTATCACACTCATACTTGGACATTGCCGAAGAAATCGCATTCCAAGAAGATGTCCCATTAGAACTAGTTGAACCTAAAAATACAGAACAGTATAATACGAAGGCCGATTTAACTTTGTTGAAATCTACGATTGGTAGAAGAAAATGGGCATCGGTATATGATTGGATTGATCGAGGAATATAATAAATACATGATATTAAGGATTTAATCATGCGTATAAGTGAAATTTTATCAGAAGAAAAAATTGGTGTAGAACCAAAAAGAAAAGTAAGAGAGGGTAGCCGCGATCCACGTGGACACAAACCAGTAGCACCTTACAAGGTTGATGAAGAAATTGAATTAGACGAAGCAGGAAAAGCATCCAGAAAATTGTGTTTATCTAAAAAAACCGATAAAGAACTAGGTGCTAGCCAGCTTTCATCTTGTAAAGCACAAGGATTGAGAAAACGCGATACCAAACGTAAATTCAAAACCGGTGGTGAATCAAAACCAAAAAGTATTAAAGGTAAATTAGTCAAAGCTAGTGATTATGGTGGGCCATTACCAAAGTGGAAAGGTAACTAATGAGATTTTATGAATTTAAAATTTTAAAAGAAGCAGAAGGATTTACATTATCGCTTCCAACAAGAATGATCTCACCTGATGTAGCTGATCTACAAAAAGTATTAGTAGCATTCGGTTATGATGTTGGACCACCAGGGGTTGATGGGATTTTAGGGAAGTATACTAAAGCTGCTGTTGCTAAAGCACAAGGTGCTTTAGGATTACCAACTACCGGAAAACCAGATGAACAACTCATTACTGGGTTAAATTCTGCATTGGCAGAGAATCCAGAAATCGCGGGTAGATTAACTAAGAGTACTGAAGCTGATATTAAAGATAGTGGGCAATCAGTTGATGTTGATGTTAGTATTATTCAAGATCCAGATTTCAATAGGAAACTTGAAAAAGTCTCGTCTGAGTTAGGGGTAAAATCTAATGATTTAATTGCAATTATGAAGCAAGAATCAGGTGTAAATCCACAAGCAGTTAATAAATCATCCGGTGCAACTGGGCTTATTCAATTTATGCCAAGTACTGCTAGAAGATTGGGCACATCAGTTGAAGATTTGCATAGAATGACCGCAGTTGAACAACTTGATTATGTTTACAAATATTTTAAAATGATTGGAATTAAACCAGGAATGGGGGTTGGTGATTTATATATTGCAGTATTTTACCCAGCAGCATTAGGCAAGGATGATAATCATGTTATTAGTTCAAGTGGACATGCAGTATACGATCAAAATAAAGGATTAGATAGAAATAACGACGGAACAATTACTATTGCCGACGTAAAAAATTCTGTATCAAGATTTGTATAGTTAAATAACTATATGAATTTAATCGGAAAACTATTAATCGCACCACCATCAGTAAAAGGCAATTTATGGTATAAAACAGTTATAATGGTAACTGAACACCATAGAGACGGTAGTATAGGTTTGATAATCAATAAACGTAGCCCAGTGACCGTAAATGAACTGGGCGAACGATTGGGATTAGAAATTGACCTACCTGGATTCGTTTATATTGGTGGTCCAATAAGTCCAAAAAGTCTTAGTATAATCCATTCTAATGAATGGCGTACTAGTAACACCTTACGAATCAATAATCAATTTTCATTAAGCTCATCAGAAGATATGCTTACCAGATTATCAAGAGGCGATACTCCAAAAGAATGGAGGATGATTGCCGGTATGTGTGGATGGGCTGAACATCAATTAATGAATGAAATAAACGGAATATCACCGTATAAACACGAAAATAGCTGGTGCATTGCTTCAAGTGATCCAGAATTAGTGTTTGACACCGATAATAAAGAACAATGGGCAAATGCACTAGATAAATCTGGTATGGAGTTTGCACAAAGTATCTTGGCATAATCACTTTATTGTGATATAATACACATTTAACAGAGAGAAATTATTATGGACTGCTTACTGCTGAACGCATCAGGAATGCCAGTAAGTGTTTTACCACTTAGCACTATAAATTGGCAAGATGCTATAAAATACATTGTGCTTGAAAAAGCCGATGTAGTATTATGGCACAATAATTGGACTATCCGCTCCGCAAACTGGGAAACTAATGTTCCATCAGTTTTAATTCTACGCGAATATATGAAACCAAAAGCAACGGTCAGATTTAGTCGCTCTAGTATTTTCATCCGTGATAATGGAGAATGTCAATATTGTGGGTCTAAACTAACTAAAAATACCGCGACATTAGATCACGTTGTTCCATCGTCTAAAGGTGGTAAAACTTCTTGGGATAATACCGTTATTGCATGTGGTCCATGTAATTCCGCTAAAGGCGATAAACAACATGGGTACAAACCCCGCATTAAACCATATAAACCAGATTATTTCGAATTAGTTAATAAACGTAAAAAATTTGAGTTCAATGTTAAACATAAGGAATGGTTGGAATTTATCGTATGAAAAATTGGTTATGGAAAATAGCTGGATTTATATTGTTAGGAATTGCATACCTGGGTATTATATTACCTGGGTTGCCATTCAGCCCGTTTCTCGTAGGAGCTGCTATTTGTTTTAGTAAAGGTAGTCCTGTAATGAATAAATGGTTATATAATCATAAACATTTTGGACCATTCTTAACTAATTGGATTGATAACAAAATATGATGTTACTAGTTATGGCTAGTTCGTTAGCTATTCTATGGTTTACTACTTATAACATCAAAGCTACTTGCTGGTCAGGTGGCTTTATGCTACTAGTTGCTATTTGGGCTTGGCGATTTCCAGGTAGTTTACAAGAATATTACAGACGTGATACATTAGGAAAAAAGATGGGCTGGTTTAAATAAAGTTAAATAGTAGTACTTAATTAAAGGACTACTATGAAATATATTTTATTTTTAATCACTGCATTTTTTACAGTTCCTGTACATGCTTGGGAACAATATGCACCTTACCCAATTGAAAAATGTCAAGTTCAATCACCATATGGCTTTCCACAAACTGCTAAACAAGGTGTAGCAATTTGTCGTGCCGGTTATGTTACATTAAATGATACAACTGCTAAATTACCAGTGTGGGTTTCTTACACACTTTATCCTGAATATGCATTAGGATGTGTACCACGTTCTAATGGATTCGCACCTGATCAAAGTTTACCAAAAGGCAGTAGAGCAGAGTTAGCAGATTATGCCAAGTCAGGATATGATATCGGGCATGTTGCACCAAATGCTGATATGAGCAGTTTCGATCAATTTGAAAAAGAAAGTTTTTTACTAACCAATATGTTCCCACAATTACCAGGACTCAATAGATCAACATGGAAGCTCCTTGAAACTAGTGTTCGAGGATGGACTGTTCAACGAAATCATCCTTATGTAATTTATGCTGGCCCGATTTATACCCAATCAGACAAAACAATCGGTGTAAACAATGTAATTGTTCCACATGCATTTTTTAAAATTGTAATAGATACCGCCACTAATGAAGTAGCTGGTTTCATTTTTCCACATCAAGCAGGATTAGGCAATGATTTAACAAAAGTTAGAGCACCAATTGCACAAATCCAACAATTGACTGGTATTACATTTGCATATCCAGCTAATGCATCGGAATTACCACTTGACCAATTATGGCCTGTTGACTTTGGTGCATTAACTAAAGCAAAACAAGCTAAATGTAAAGGTAAAGCGGAATGATTTCCGCTTTTTTCTATGTATTAGCAAAATTCGGCTGTGGATTAGAAGGGATTATTTACGAAGATTTAAGTATTGCTGATAAAGCTTGAATTAAATCTTCAATCATGCCATCGTCATGCAATGGCGTAGGAGCAAATCTTAATCGTTCTGCTCCTACCTCGACTGTTGGACTTTGAATTGCTTGTGCATATATATTATATTCATTTAATAAAATATCACTAATCTCTTTCGCAAGTTTAGCATCACCGATTAAAACGGGTACAATATGTGTTGTACTCTCCATCACAGGAATTCCAGCTTTTACCATTCTATGTTTTAATTTTCTAGCACGTTCTTGATGTTTTTCTCTTAACTCATTATGATCTTTCAAATACTTAACTGCAGCAAGTGCACCGGCACATATCACTGGACTTAAAGATGTTGAAAATATAAAACCAGCAGCAATACTTCTTATTGCATCTACGACTATTGAATCACCTGCAATATATCCACCTTGTACACCAAATGCTTTACCAAGTGTACCATTCACGATATCTACTCGATCTTGTAATCCCAGTTCTTCTAATTTACCAGAACCATGCTCACCATATAATCCTACTGCATGAACTTCATCAATGTATGTTATGGCATTATACTGGTCTGCTAAATCGCATATTGCTTGGATATTACTTTCATCACCTTCCATACTGTATACACTTTCAAATACAATGCAAGGAATGGTTTCATTTTTAACTGCCTGTTTTAAACAGTTTTCTAACTCAATTAAATCATTATGCTTGAATATTTGTTTAGGTGCTCTGCTATGGCTCATACCAACTATTAAACTATTATGGTTCTTGCTATCACTAATAAACTCGATATTTGGAATAACCTTACTTAATGCAATTAAACTCCATTCATTTGCTACATATGCAGATGAGAACAATAGTGCTTTTTCTTTTTTATGCAATGATGCTAATTCATGTTCTAATGCTACATGATAATGGCTAGTTCCTGAAATATTTCTAGTACCACCAGAACCAGCACCTGTCATATCTAATGCTGTCCTCATTGCATCTAATACTACTTTATGCTGCCCCATCCCAAGATAATCATTACTACACCAATTGACAATATTCTTGATTGCATATGGGCCATACCAAATTGCATTTGGGAATTTACCTTGTTCGCGTAGTATGTCATTGAAAACTCTATACTTTCCAGTTTCTTTTAAATTATCTATTAGTTTGATGAATGGTTCTTTGTTAATCATACCGATATTTAACTAAATATACAAAAGGAAAAAAATTATGGCAGAAAATGGTATTTCAACACATATCCCAAAATCCGAACGTAGAGATTTAAAATTAGAATTGGCTGAATTAAAACGTCAAGGAAAACTTATTAATACTGATCCAGTTGATATTACTAAAATTGGTTATAGACCATATAATGTTTATAATAGCCCAGGAACAGTTAGTCCAGCTACAGGACATCCATGGGAATTAGGTCCAGAGGTTTAAGATGACATATATACACCCAAATGATAATAATTTAAAAAATCTGCATAAAGCTATGCAATATAATGACGCAGGTGAACCGGTTGTTCGCACACATGTTGATGGAATATCACTGCAAGGTGATGTTATTGTTGACAAAGTGCGAGTTCAAATTGATTCATTAGGGAATGTATTGGATGAAAATCATTCTGCACCAGTATCTATTGGCACTAATGGTCAAGTAACATTAAAAACTAGTTCTGCAGTAATAGGAAAAGTTCAGCAAGATGGTGATTGGACTGTTAAACAAGGTACTACCCCATGGGCAATTAGTGATAATGGTGGTTCTATTACAGTGGATGGTAGTGTTTCAATTAGTAGTTTACCAGAAGTTGAAATAAAAAATGATAGTGGAAATCCGATTCCAGTAAACGGTAGTGTTTCAATTAGTAGTCTACCAGAAGTAGAAATAAAAAATGATAGTGGAAATCCGATTCCAGTAAACGGTAGTGTTTCAATTAGTAGTTTACCAGAAGTAGAAATAAAAAATGATAGTGGAAATCCGATTCCAGTTTCAATGGGTTTTGGCGCAATTGATGCGTTTGGTAGACAACGTGTTTCTGAGCCCTTTACTTTAGGTGATTATAAACACTTATATGGTATCGATCCTGCATTTATCGACTATACCGGGAATGGAGGTGCTATTCAATTTGTAAAAAATAAAGCATGTTGTACATTATCTACAACTTCTAATCCATCTAGTTTTATTATCCATCAAACAAAATTTTATCATCATTATATGCCTGGTAAATCTCAAGTGATTTTTAGTAGTATAAATTTTGGAGGTGCTACACCGAACGTAGTTAAACGAACTGGATACTTCGATGACAACGATGGCATTTACTTTGAACAAGCAGGAGATGGGACTTTATCATGGGTTATAAGAAGTTTTGTTTCTGGCGCTCCCATTGAAGTCAGAAAAACTCAATCACAATGGAATTTAGACACTGTACCATGGTTGAACATACTTAATACACAATTAGTAGCGATTGATTTCCAGTGGCTGGGCGTTGGTAGAGTTAGGGTTGGATTTGCACATGATGGTATTGTAGTTTATGTTCATGAATTCTTACATAGCAATTATTTGCCAACTGTTTACATGAGTAATCCAAATCTTCCAATTAGATGTGAAATAAGAAATGTTGGTGCAACTACGGGTGGATCTATGGATCAAATATGTTCAACAGTATTCAGTGAAGGTGGATATGTTGAAGCAGGTCAAGATTGGTCTACAATTACGTCAACCTTGAAAACAATAGCAGCTGGTGTAACAGCACCTGTTATGGCTATTAGATTGAAAAATGCTTTTCATACTTATTCAAACAGAATGATCGTTCGTATGGGTAATCTCAACGTATTCAGTGATGGTGGGAACATTATGTGGAGATTAATAAAACTACCAGCGCAATCTAGTTTAACTGGCAGCACTTGGGTAGATGTTAATACTGATTCTGGTGTTCAATATAATGTTACTGCTACTGCATGGTCAAATGGACAAGAAATGGATAGTGGTTTTGTGGGTGCATCAACGCAAGGTAGTCAAAAAGCCGGTGGAGCGCCAGCAAGTAATATCCCTTCATCCGCAAAGAAAAATTATATAGTACAAAATTTTGATAGCACGGATTCCGAGATATTTCTAGTAGTTGCCACAAATTTAGGTGCACAATCAACAAATGTTGGAGTTAGTATGCAATGGCGTGAAATATATTAGTAAATTCTACATGTCAATAATGGATAAATAAGATTATGAGAGCTAAAGAATTTACAATTAATGTACCAATTAACATAAGAATAAACGGGGACGGTGATCCAGAGATTGATATGCCATCACAGGATAAAACCGATCCAAGTGAATTAGATCAAAATCCAGTATTTGTTTCACCATTACAACAAGAATTAGAAATGAAAAAAGCGGCTAATGGTAAAGAAAGTGATATAATTGATGATTTAACTCAGCATGAAATATCCGATGAAGATGAAATCAAAGTAATCCAAATGCATGAAGATGAATTGGCACATTTATTAAGATTGCTATAAGGATTTAAATAATGACTATTCAAAAGATACGATCAAGTAGAGTTAACTCAGTTACCGCTGATGATTATATCGGTGATAATGGCATGATCTTTTATAACCAAGAACTGGGAGATTTACGTTTAGGGGACGGTGAAACAAAAGGTGGAATACCATTATCTACCGGTTCTGGCTCTGGATCATATACTTTACCCATTGCAACTGCATCTAGACTAGGTGGTGTTAAAATTGGAAACAATATTACAATAACAAATGGTGTTATTAGCACAGTTGCACCACCTACCGATATTAGTCAATTGACAGACAATACAAATATATTATTATCTCTTGGCAGCAATCAAAATTTAGATGGCGGTCATTATTAAGGAATTTAAATGAGTAACATTATTAGAATAAAACGTTCAGAAACTTCGGGTAATCCATCAACATTAGGTAATGGTGAATTAGCATATTCTGGATTAACCGATAATGGTAGCAATGGTGGTGACCGATTATACATTGGTATGGGTTCAGAAACTAGTGGAAATGCCGCAACCCATGTTGTTATCGGTGGTAAATTTTTTACCGATAGATTAGATCACTCTGCTGGCACATTAACTGCATCTTCTGCTATTGTTGTAGATTCTAATAAAAAAATCGATGATTTATTAGTTGATAACATTGAATTAAATGGCAACACTATTAGCACTACTGATACTAATGGAAATTTATTATTATCACCTAATGGTACTGGAAAAGTTTCTATTGCTGGTGCTTATACATTACCTAGAGTAGATGGTACTGCTAATTATGTTTTAACCACTAATGGATCTGGTGTTGTATCTTGGGCTGCAATACCAGTTAGTGGCTCAATAACCATTGGCTCAACATCTATATCATTAGGCGCAACCTCCACTTCATTAGCTGGATTAACCGAACTAACAATTGATAATTTAAACTTCAATGGCAATATTATTTCATCCACAAATACAAATGGCGATATTTCATTAGACCCAAGTGGGTTAGGGAATGTTGATGTCAATGGTGCGAAAATAACTAATGTTGGTACACCCGAAGTTGGTAGCGATGCTGCTAATAAAGATTATGTTGATAATGCAGTTACTGGGTTAACATGGAAAGATGCTGCTAATTTATTAGCAGATTCTAATGTAGCATTAACTGGAACAACTGGGACGTTGGTTATTGATGGTCATGGTGCATTAACTCAAGCACACGGCGATGGTTATAGAATTTTATTAAAAAATCAATCAACTGCATCAGAAAATGGTGTATATCTATACAGCGATGATGGTTCTAATTATACATTATCTAGATCAGCTGACGCAGATACTTACGCTGAATTAAAAGGTGCTTCAATATTCATATTAGAAGGTACCAATTATGGTAAATCTGGTTGGGTACAAGGTAATCATTATTTGACCAATTTTTCAGGTCAGCAATGGGTACAATTCAATGGCGGTGGTGCGTATTCAGGCGGTGATGGGTTGACATTATCCGGTTCAACATTTATTGTTAATGTTGCAACTGATGGTGGTATTGAAATTGCATCAGATGCATTACAATTAAAATCAACCATTGCTGGCAGTGGGCTATTATATTCATCAGGTGTGTTATCGGTTGGTGATATTGATGGTGGTACCTACTAAATAGATAAAATGGGTAGAATTTCTATTCTATCCTTGCATTCTTGCAGAACCTTCCTCTATAGGATTTAAAATGGCAAACAAAGTATTACTGAAAAAATCATCAGTAATCGGCAAAATCCCACTCGCTACTGATTTAGATTATGGCGAGATCGCGTTGAATTATGCCGATGAAAAAATGTATTTTAAAAATACATCAGATCAAATCAAATCATTAGGCGGTAGTTCCGCTATCTATACAAAACAACTTAATTTTGTTGGTCCAGTTAATATTGGAACTGGAACTTTAAGATGGTATCCTGATACATCTATAAATATTACATCAGTTTTTATTTCTGCTGGAACTCCACCATCTGGTGGACCATTAACATTAGTAATTAAAAATTCAGGTTCTACTATTGCTACAGTATCATTAACAGCAGGACAATATATTTCATCAATATCTACCTTAAATACAACAGTTTTAACAACAGATTATATTACAGTAGACGTTACTGCTACAAATTATACATTTGATGCTATTTTATCATTTACTTATACAAGGAATTAAACTATGACAGTTTCTTCAGAAAGTTATACTACTAATAGTATAAAAATTACTGTTTCAAATGAAACAACTTCAGCTAATATCATTTCAGCGGTTGATACCGCTATTACAACATTGGGTTGGACCCAATATGATTATATTGCAGCGGGTGCGTCAACTCAAATAAATGGTGTTGCAAATACATATTCGCCAATTTCTACGTATGTTTATAGAGCATTATGTGCAGATAATACTTATTACAAATACTTGATTATTAGATGGGATACAGTTAAAACAATGTTTTATACTTCTGCAGCAGAAGGATGGACTCTTGCAACACACACTCCAGTAAATGAAACATGGAATTCAACTGGATTATTTCCACATGGGTATGATTTAAAAGATTGTTACATTCTAGTCTCTGCATCGCGATATCATTTTATGATATGGCCTTGGATTAGGAGTACATCCGGTATGTGGAGTGCAATAATGGAATTTGAACGGGTAGTTGCTGAAGATAACACCGGTGTTCCATGTTTTGCATGGACTAATTCATTAATGATTGGTACACCATATGGTTATGGTGTGTTAACAACTAAAAGTACAACGATGTTTGCATTTCCAAGAACTGCTGATGGAAATACTGGTGCAGCGGCAGCAAATGTGTACGCACCGGTTACTAATAGAGGAATGTTTCCACCTACCTACCCACAAGGCGGACTCGGTACATTTACTGATGCAAATAATAATGCATTACATCTAGGTTCATATTATAATATGACATACGGGTGGGATTCAACAAAAACAACAGTATCACCGTTATCTGCCGATGCTATTACTAAAAGTATGCCATTTGGAAGGGCATTTAATTGGGGCGTATCAAAACCACTTGGTTCAGGATTAGATACAACTACTGTTCCAGGGTCTAGTACAGGGGGATGGCCTGATGGAAATGGTACCAATACTGATTATTTGATTCTAGGAATGTCTGGTGGGCCAGACAATACAACAGTAACGACTGGTGCTTATAATCTAAATCTTTCTGGCAGACCTACTCAATTAGGATATGGCACATCTACCGCTCAACTATATAAACCTATTCTTATTGGTATAACAGCATGGATCGCTGCAGGTGATGGTATTAGAACTTATGATACTACCAACACTGCAGCCGGTGCTGCTACAACATTAAGATATTCCAATGCCGAAGGTGTTTATGATTTAGTTTTTGATGGATTAAGAACTATATATGGCTCTACCAGTACAGGGCTGGTCAGGATAGATACTGAAACATTTAATACTGGAACAGTAACACTAACCAACGGGTCATCATATTTATCTATAGATCAACTGTATGTCTATGCTGTATCTAGAACTTCATCAACGACCCCAAATTGTTATGTTGTTAGTAGATGGTCAACTAGTGATGGTAGTACAGGAACTGGCTTTGCGTTAGTTAGTACGTTTACATCTGGGACCGCTACTTATCTTGCAACTGGATTTGGTACACCAGTTCCCGATTATAAAGGTTCATGTTTTGTATTCAATACTGCTGGTACATCCACCACCACTACTCAATCATTTCGCATAGCAAGTTTTACTTCATCAACTGGAACACAACTTCTAAATGTATTATTGAAATCATTTGGTAGCAATGCATATTATTATGTTCCTGGTATGTATATGGATTATACAAGTGGTAGATTATTTTATATTATGACTGGATATCCATCTCCTACAAATGGATATATACAAGAAATTGCGCCATCAACATTAGGTGCTGCCGGGGTAATTGCAACATTTGGTACAATAACAGGTGGATCCGGGTATGTATCAGGTACATATACTGGAGTTACTTTAACATTAAGTTCAGGTCCAGCACCCTCAACCTTTCCGGTTGTGAATATTACGGTTACTGGTGGGATTGTTACTGCGGTGGGATTGTTAAGAGGTGGGATTGGCTCGACTTCTACAACTGTATTCACTGTACCTAATACTCAGTTAGGCGGTTCAGGTTCTGGGTTTTCAATACCAGTTAATACAATACGTAACGCAGGAACCGATAATCTTTTTCAGGTTAGTTTAAGTGCATCCACCGCTTATACATATTCATACATGTATAGTGGTGATACATCATTCCGAGGAGATCTATCATTAATTCCATATAGGGGAATGCTTAATATAAGTTCAAAAAAACCAGGTACCACTATTGGATACATTTCAAGAGTGGTACTTTCATTACCTGCTAGTGATGCTGTCAATTCTTCAGTATCACCAGCGGGAAATACATACTCGACCAGCGGCCTTGAAGATGCTACACGAAATTCAAACTGCACTCAGATACCAGCTGGGTGGTCAGCCGGGATGTCAACAAATGGGCAAAGTATAATATCAACATTATGGATTAGTTCAACTGATAATAGAATTTATTATACTAAAGATTTATTTCAAATGAATAATGTAACTGGTGGTAATACCGGTAGATTATTGTTAAAGGCATAATTATGGCATTTATATCAATAGGCCCGGTTTCAGTTGTATCTATAAACATATCATCAGCATCTGTTGGTGATACCTACACTATTAAAAATTTTGCTGTGTTAAAAGTTAATGCATCTATTGTTGATACCACATTAACTTCTGTAAATTATTGGTTGACAAATTCAAGTCTTAATGATTCATCAATCCCTACTATTAAAAATTTTAATAACCAATCACCTAATAAATCTATACAAAATGAGGTCTTTACGGCAACAAACGATACATATAGAAAATTACCCAATTATGTTTGTTGGAGTTGATGAAGATAAATACTACTATGAAAATACGAGAAATACTATCAGAAGGATTAAAACGAGATAAAGCAGAAGATATTCTTCATGCCTTCATTAAGTTTGCCAAAAAAGAATTGCAATTAGATAGTTTACCAAACATCAACCTTCAAAAAGATAACTCCCATAGTGTAGAATATCGTTCTTTTGGTGGTTATGGTGGTCATAAGATTAACTTAACTATCAAGAATCGTCATATCATGGATTGTTGTAGAACATTAGCACATGAATTAGTCCACTATCGGCAAGATTTGAATAATGAATTAAACAATGATAGTGGAAAAGATGGTAGTCCGCATGAAAATGAGGCAAATTACATGGCTGGTATAATTATGCGTAAATGGGGTAAGATGCATCCTGAACTATTTCAGCAAGAATCAGTAGAATAAAAGAAAGGCCCCGAAGGGCCTTTTTAGTTATTTCTTACCAACAAAATCATTCATTCTGTTAGCAATCTCAAGAACTTTATCGATTGTTGGAAACACTGGCTTAACAGGTGATTCACTAAATACTTCTCGGTTTTCTAGCATATGAAATAATTCATAAATTCTAAATTCCGACTCAAATTCTTTTATTGCTAGATCTTTAGCCATCATTAAGATATCAGATCTGATGTCATAGCCTGTTTTACCTTGTGGTTGAGTTTTAAGTACTTCCCTTTGTTGTGTTGACATAATATTCTCCTGTGTATGTCTGTTGTTGTGAAAGTAAATTATACCATAGAAACTTTAAAAATCAAGCACATTTTTCATATTACTATAAATACAGTATAGGGAATAATACTATGCGTAAGAGTACTAGAAGCATTTTACAAGAATTAAGCAACATTGGGATGAACCGGGATAGCGATTTAATTATCGAAAGTCGTGGTTCTAACATCATTCAAAGTGCAATTAATTTATTGGAATCCATCAGAGAAACCTACGATGAAGAAACTGCATGTGAATTAGAAAGACGATTTATCAATAGCATTAAAGCTGGAGATGGCTCTAAATTCAAACGAGGTATTAAGAAAATTCAAGAAAGTAAAGAAAACAAGACTTAACAAGCCATTTTCTAAAAAAACACTAAATAATATTACAAGCTCACAGAGTAGTGAGTTGAAACGCATATAGGAGAAAATATTATGCCATCATTAATCGGTACTACAGTTACCACTAACTATTTAAAAACTAGCCCAAGCACAAACTTTGGCACACGTCAATTACGTATTATCAACATCAACGCTGGTACAGGTGGCGATAGCGATATCGACTTAACAAAACAAGCATATGTTGTTACTGGTGCAACATCGGGTGCATATACTGGTGCATATACTGATAGCGATAGCTACTATTCAGCTGCAGTTCGTGCAATCCAAACAGTTGCAGAAATTTATGCAATCGGTCAACCAACTGCTACTGATTTCGTTGCAGTTGTCGCGTATGACACTGCCAATGATAGCGGTACTGGTTCAAACGCAAATGTTCAAGACAAAACTTGGACCGATTTAGAATCAGCTATTACTGATGCATTATCAGGTCGTTTAGGAAACAAAACACCTGTTGGTAGTGCTGGTTTCGTTTACAATGGTACTATTGCAGTTACTGCAATTGATGTTGCAGCTGGTGCAAACAACTTCGTTGGTGCGTCAATTGGTTCATTAGTTTAATTACTAATTACCATTAAGTAATTAAAAGGAGTTACAGAAATGTAACTCCTTTTTTTTATGTCTATTAAATACGTTATGAATTATAAATTATATACACTCGTAGATATTACACATACCGGACAATATAGAGCTGAATTAGGTAAAGAAGCTGCTCGATGGAAAGAACAGAATTTCAATACCGTTCTGCAATCATTAGGTATAAGAGCTAATTTATCATATTTTGAAAATCCTATTATGACTGAAGTAAAAGGTAGTCTGATAGGATTTGATACCAATGAGATAATTAGAGTATGGCGGTTTGATTTTGGAACTGAAAGGGAAGATGTATACTTTAATGATAACGATCCGGTTGGGTTCTTAAAAGAAGATTTCGAGTTAGTACCATATATTGATGGTCTTGATGAATTATTAGAGCAAAATTTCGCGGTATTTGTTACAGAAGGTAAAAATAAGAATATTGTTTTCCATAAAAAGCAATAAATATAACATACACCCCTTGAACAGGATACCTGGAGATAATAATGACAACGTTGAAACCAACCGATATTGAAAAAGAAAACCTAGAAAGTCACGTAGAGTTATGTGCATTGAGATACCAAAATCTAGAAACCAGATTACATACAATTGAAACAAAAGTAGAAACACTTTCTGGAAAAATTGAAGAAAGTAAAGCAAGTATGAGTAAAGTTATTATTGGTGCTACTGCAACTATTGTAGCTGGTATGCTTTCAACTATTGTTACTATCATTATGAAATTCTAATAGGATCAAGAATGAAAATTAAAGAAATAATGGAAAATTACAAGGTAACACAATCAAGTCCTCAAGGAATTGAACTAACCGCCCAAGATGGTGTTAAATTAACACTTCCTCCAGAAAAAATGACAGCGATTCATCAAATGGACCCGAATGATCCTAACAAGCTTTCATTAGACCCAAATGCAATGACTCAAACTTCTTCAACTGATCAACAACAAGTTGGACCAAAGGTTGGTGCAGAAGTTGAATTACCATCTGATTTATCTTCACAATTATCTACTACAATGGGTGAAACCAGTGACGAAGAACAAGCAGACCTAGTTGACAATGGAAATAACGATGTTGGTGGAGATCGAACAGATAACTTAATCAATAAAATAGTTGATAGAGCATACGAAAGAGCAGCCAGAGGTAGTAATATAAGTTCAACTGGAGGCAATTCCCGTGATGTATTACCTGAAAATGATGAATTGAATAGATGGCTTACAATAGCTAACCTAAGATGAAACTAAAAGAATTATTTACTACTATGGAAATTTGGATGACTAATGAGGAGTCCAAGTTATTAGAAAAATTACAATCACCAGTAAAATTAAGTAGTCTTAGTGAACATGAACAATTTAGAATTCAATCGATGATTCGTAAGAATCTGGTTTCTAAGATAGGATTTAACAACCCCTCGGTGGTGGCTAATGAAAACAAAGACAGTAATTAAAGAATTAGCAAATTATTTTGACCAAGAACTTCAAGCAAATTTACCAATAAAAATTCTACCTAATGGGGCACTTGGTTATAAAGATTTTTTAGTTAAAAAATTGCCTAATGGTAATTGGGGTGTTTTTAACATTTTAAATAAAGATTTGATCAATCAATACTATTTGAAAAGTTGTGCGTTAATGGCCGCTAAATTTTATAACCATAGGCAATATAATAGATGCCATGAAATAAAAGAATTAGATAATAGCTATTGGTTTAATTATAGTGATACTTTAATATTTAAAAACATGATTGATAAATTACCAGATGAAAAATACCTCATAGTATTAACAAAATTGGAGGAAAGTACCAACCAATCTGAATACTATAAAAAAATTATTTCTAGAATGTTTAAACATACTTTTGTATAAATACATGATAGAGAAATGTTATAAGGAACACTAACATGCAAATTAAAGATTTATCACAAAAAGTAACAAGTAAAAAACTAAACGAAAGCATGGCTAAGACTTTCGGTTACAAATTAAAATTAGAACAGTTTTCAGACGTTCAACTAGAAGATGTACGTAATAAATTACGCACTGAATTAAGCCAACTAGAAATGAACGAAAGTTATGATAATATTTTAGAAAATTCAAAATATCAAAAAACTCGTGCTTTATTAGACGTAGTTAATCAAGCAATCTTCGAAAGAGAAGAAGCTGCTGAATTGGCAGAAAATTCTGAAAAACCTCGTAAGCAAATAAGCAATGAGGCCATGGTATCGGCAATTCGTCACCGCGCAGAAAAAATGTCAGTACCAGAAAGTTGGATTAAAAATGCAATTAAACGAATTCAATTGGGTGAATCTGATAGACAAGAATTAGCTGCTGAATTGACATTAAGATACGATTTGTCTGAATCACAGGCAAGTTGGATGCTATTAGAAGGTGAAGAACAAAAAGCAGAAAATATCTTAGCTACAAAAGATATGGTTGGTAAGATCACTAACTGGATTGAAGATACTGCAGCGATGAAAGCAGATCAATTATTAGAATTGTTAGACTCAATCAGAGCAGAACAAGGTAGTGAGGTATCAGGGCAATTTAATCAAGTTGTATCCCAAGCATTAGAAGGGATCTACACAGCATTGGTTGCTGGTCGTGAAGGTCTTTCAAATGGTTTGGCGATTGTGTCAGGTGAGCAAGGTGAAACAATGGGTGCTCCAATGGGCGGTTCTCCAATGGGCGGTTCTCCAATGGGTGGTTCTCCAATGGGTGGTGAAACCGGTACTCCAGAATTAGGTGGAGATATTGGTGGTGAAGAAGGTGGTGAAATGCCCCCAGCCACAGAAGCTGGTAGAATGAAACGCGAAAGTATTGATTATAGTCGTAGACTAGGAATGCTTTTAAGCTCAAAAAAAAAGTAATTGAAGCTGCTGAAGCAGATGATCCGCTTGTTAAAGTTTTAAAATTACTGCAAGCGGATTTAAATTTCCATCCAGAGAAACAAGAAACACCAGTAGATTGGGATACTATTAATACAGCATTATCAAACTTTGGTGGTCCAAGTATAGATTACAATTCATTTGCTTTACGATACGATTCAGAAGATCCAAGTGGTCCATTACACAACATTGTAAATGGTAATAGAGATAGTTTTGATGATAATGGTATTAGATTAGTGCCTGATAGTCAACAACCTGATATGGTTAACAATCAAGAAGTAGACCCAACACATTCACAAGTATCTAGTATGGCTAAACATGCTTTAAAATCAAAATAGTAATTGACCTCTGTTAGTAAATGTTATATAATACCTTATGACTTTACTAACAGAACGCTATAATTACACACCAATCAATAGAAACGAAGAACAGGGCAAACGATTATATCTTTGCCCAGATGGTTCTAAGGTTCCCTCAGTAACAACAATTCTTGACAAGACAAAATCAAAAGAAAAGATGGAATCCATTATGAAATGGAGGAAGTCGGTCGGCGAAACAAAAGCACAAGAAATAACAACTGAAGCTGCTGGCCGTGGAACACGAATGCATAAGTTTTTAGAAGACTTTATTGCAAATGGCCAATTGACTCCAGCTGGTACAAATCCATATAGTAAACAAAGCCATCTAATGGCTGATACTATTATATCTAATGGATTTTTAAATATAAATGAAATATGGGGGTCTGAGGTTGGATTATATTATCCAGGGCTATATGCAGGAACTGCTGATGCATTGGGTATTCATACAAATGATGAAGCAATATTTGACTATAAACAATCCAATAAACCTAAAAAAGAAGAATGGATTGAGGATTATTATCTTCAATTAACTGCATATGCACTAGCCCATAATAAGGTACATGGTACCAATGTACGGAAAGGTGTAATTTTAATGTGTGTAAAACCACCGGAAACATCCCCTGGTATATGGGGTATTCCACAATATCAAGAATTTATTCTAAAACCAGAAAATTTTAGTCATTGGGAGAATAAATGGTGGGATCGTGTGGAATTATATTACAAGAATAACTGATAAATACTTAAAACGGAGATTTTTAAAATGACTTTAATGGTATCAAGAATTAATGGTTCAGCTACAAAAGTTGGAACATTATACAATGTAAATTCTAATTTATATTTAATTACAGTAAAAATTGCAGGTGGAACTGCAATTGATTTACAAAATGAAGATAGTTATATTGATTCATCAACTCAATTGGCAGATGGCGTATTAGAAGCAATCGTCAAAGAAATCAGTCCACTAGCATACTGGTCACCAGCTGATAATTCAGGTAAAATCCATGTGGTAATGGATAAAGCAATTAATGATGCAGCTGAACTAAGAACTCGTATTCGCAGAGTGTCTGGTGTTAGAACGATTACCGGTACTACTAATGGAACTGTTACGTTAGCAACATCTTCAGCACTAGCAACAATGGTTGGGGCAACAGTAACTGGGCCTGGTATATTACCAGGAACTACTGTTTCATCAGTATCAGCTGGGACTAGTTTAACACTTAATCAAGCAGCAAGTACATCAGTCACAGGTGGTGAATTTACCATCGGGTTCGATTTATCTGGAACAACCGTAACTGATGCAACTTCTTTCACAGTAGCTTAATTTTTCACATAGCCCTAGAAGACTAGGGCTTTTTTATGTTCAAAATGTTATAAATATATCAAAGAGGATATTTTATGGCAGTTGTACAAATCTCAAGAATCCAACAAAGACGTGGTAAAAAACTAGAAGGGACAGGACTTCCACAATTAGCTAGTGGTGAATTAGCATGGTGTGTTGATAGTCAAGAGTTATATATTGGAAATGGTTCAGTTTCTGAAGGAGCTCCATCAGTTGGTAATACAAAACTATTAACATATAAAGATTTGGATAACAATCCAGATCTTCTTAATATTTTCCAACGAGTTTATAAAGACAATAATACCAATATTCATACTGGGATTGATTCTAATCATCCAGTATATCGTACTGTACAAGACCGTTTAGATGATTATGTTTCAACAAAAGATTTTGGGGTAATTGGTGACGGCATCGTAGATGATACTATCTCATTACAACGAGCAATTGATCAATTATTTTTGAATACAGCAGGGACAGCATATAATAATTCATATAAAAGAATTACATTAAAAATACCAGCAGGTACATATAAAATTACTGGGACATTATTCATTCCAAGCTACGCTACGATCATAGGGGAAGGTTCTAGTAAAACTATAATCAGTCATACATCATCCACTCCAGTAGTTAGATTTGTCAATGATTTATCTACCCCTGGCAATCCAGCAGGGATGGGTAGTAGATTAATAGATACAAATCTAGATGGTAACTTTACAAACGATTCCAACGATGTCCAATATACAAATCAACCACGATACATATTATTTAAAGGATTATCAATTATAACTTCATCAATTGATCAAGTTGCATTGCAATTAGAGTCAGTTAGGGATAGTACGTTCGAAGATTTAAATCTACAAGGAGGATGGGTCGGTGATATTACCAAATTAAGTAAAGGCATTGCATTATATGGTTTTACCTCACTTGTAACATGTGAACGTAATATTTTTAAAAATATATATATTTCAGGTTTCAACTACGGAGTATATTCAGATAATGATATTATAAATAATTTGTTTGATGAAGGATATGTCACTAATGTAAAGCAAGGGTTTGTGTTAGGTTTTAATTCAGATGGTGTAAATATTGGTCAACAATTTGGTTCAAGAGATACTATAATCAATAATTACAAGTTCTATAGTGTGCAACAAAATGCCATATTCATAGATTTAGGTACAGGTAATAATGTTTCTAATATAGAATTATACAATGTAGGAAACAATTTTGGGAATGTAAATAATCAAGAATTCCCACAAATTTATTCTAGATATTACGGAAATGTTATTAACAATATTAAATCAGACCGCACCGCAATATCATCACATCCATCACTTACCTATGCATATATTCCAGAAGTTAGTGGTCATTGTGAATATAGTTCATTTGGAACCACCAGAGTTTCTTTAGGATATAATACTTATAGTACTGATTTATTTAGATTACCATTAGCAGGTTCAGTGGATGGGGTACCAGATGGTTCTATTACCTATAATATCAAATATTATTATAAAAATTTAAACAACGAAACTAGAGCTGGGGTTTTATCAATAGTAGTAGATATTGATGCTAAACATATTCAATTAACTGATGAATATAACTGTACAGGCACGATTGATAACTCACTATTACTAGATTTCCAAGTGTCTTTCTTAGATATCAATGGTGGGGTACTTGATAATGGTGAGGATCCCTATTCGTTAAGCATTGCGTATACCAACCTTCTTACAAATGATGCTGGGTATCTACATTATACCTACACAGCAATTAGTTAAAAATTTCACTAGACATTTCTTGTTATGTAGTGTATAATATCTATAATTCATTGAATAGTACAGCGTCTTTTTATAAGATTCTGTTCTATTTCAATGACTTACAAAATTTTTCACACATCAATCCAACCCACTAAATACTACCTAAACAGAATTAATATAGTAATACGGATTGAGAGTACACATCATATGGATATGAATAAAATAACAGTAATCAAAAGAAATGGTACTAAAGAACCATTAAACCTAGAAAAATGGCAGCATCAAATCGCTAAAGTTTGTAGCGGTATCGCTGATGTTAGCCAGTCAATGATTGAAATCGAAAGTCAACCGCATTATTATGATGGCATTACGACCAAAGAAATCGATGAAATTACATTACGTGCAATAGTTAATCTTATTGACATAGAAGCCAATCCTGATATCGGTCATACAAATTATCAATTTGTGGCAGGTAAACAACGGTTATCAATGCTTCGTAAAGATGTATATGGACAATATCAACCACCAAACCTTTATGACATCGTAAAGAAAAATATAGAAATAGGACTTTATACCCCAGAACTTCTAGATTGGTATTCAGAAGATGAATGGAATAAAATGGACTCGTTCATTGACCATGATAAAGACGAACAATATTCTTATGCAGCAATCGAACAGTTAATAGAAAAATATCTATTAAGAAATCGTGCTACCAAAGAAGTATACGAAACTCCACAAGTTAGATATATGGTTGCTGCAGCTACGGTCTTTCATAAAGAAGAACCAAATTCTGCTAGAATGAAATACATAAAGGAATATTATAATGCTGCGTCCGATGGTCTATTCACTCTTGCTACTCCTGTTCTTGCTGGGCTTGGAACTCCAACAAAACAATTTTCTAGCTGCGTCCTTATACGGAGCGATGACGATCTTGACTCTATATTTGCTTCTGGCGAAATGATGGCAAAATATGCCAGTAAACGTGCTGGCATAGGCTTAGAAGTTGGTAGATTGCGCCCACTAGGTTCACCTATTAGAAATGGTGAAATTATGCATACCGGATTCATTCCATTCCTTAAAAAATGGTTTGGTGATCTACGTTCGTGCTCGCAAGGTGGTGTTAGAAATGCATCGGCAACAGTATTTTACCCAATTTGGCATTATCAATTCGATGACCTGATTGTACTTAAAAACAATCAAGGAACTGAAGAAACTCGTGTTCGCCATATGGATTATGGTGTTGTATTATCAGCATTCTTTTGGAGACGTTTTAAGGATAAAGGAAACATTACTTTCTTTGATCCGAACGAAGTACCAGATTTATACGAAGCATTCTATCAAAATACCACAAAATTTGAAGAACTCTACGTAAAATACGAAAAACGTAAAGACTTACGTAAAAAAACAATGAGTGCTGAAGAAGTATTCAAAGGCGGTATTCTAAAAGAAAGAACCGATACCGGTAGAATCTACTTAGTATTCATTGATAATGTAATGAAGCAAGGACCATTTGATCCAGAACATCACACAATATATCAATCAAATTTATGTTTAGAGATAAATTTGCCAACAGTTCCATTAAAATCATTAGATGATGAAGGAGAGTTTAAACTGAGTTTAGACGATGGTACTGAAGTATTAATTCCAGGGCAACACAAAGTTTTATTGTCTAACGGTGATATGAAGAAAGTTAGGGAATTGACAGAAGATGATGATATTACAGATTTATTATTATGAGCCAAGCATTTGTATATATTTGGAAGAATAAAGTATCCCTAAGATGGTACTTAGGGTCACGCACTAGAAAAAATTGTCACCCACATGATGGTTATATATGTTCTAGTAAAATTGTAAAACCATTGATTAAGAAAAATTATGATGAATGGGAGAGAACGATTTTAGCAATTGGTGAACCTATCGATATGGTTAATTTAGAAACAGAGCTTTTAACGCTTTTAGATGCCAAAAATGATATACGAAGTTATAACATGCATAATGGTGACGGTAAGTTTACAACATTAGGGATAAGTTTTATTTCTCACAATAAAGGAAAACCTAGTCCACGTAAAGGTATTCCAAACCTAGGGGTCTCTATCGCTAGAAAAGGAAAATCACCATATAATAAAGGAAAACCTAGTCCACGTAAAGGTATTCCAAACATTAAAACTAGTATTTCTCTTAAAGGAAGAAAACAACCAACAGTATGTAGAATTATAGATAGAAAAGAAATAAGTATATCAAATTTTAAAAAGTGGCTTAAACACGAACAATCGCCTGAATTAAGATTAAAAAATAATATCAATATGTCTAATTCTAAAAAAGGCAAGCCGATGAAAAAAGTAACATGCCCACATTGTAATAAAACAGGTGGGATCAGTAGAATGACTCAATATCATTTTGATAATTGTAAATTATATGGAAATAGAAATGAGAATAATTAAAAAAGAATGCACTAGAAAAGTTCCAAAAATAGCACTGTGTACCTTAGGTTCAATCAATTGGGGTAATTGCAGAAATCCAGAAGATATGAGAAGAGCTTGCCGTATCCTTCATCGTAGCCTAAACAATATCTTAGATTATCAAGACTTCTTGTCAATCCACTCTAAACTATCAAACGATGAAATTCGTCCTATTGGGATTGGTATTACCAACTTGGCGTACTGGGCAGCTAAACGCGGGTTGAAATACGGTGAGCCTGAAATGTTAGCCGAAGTTAAGAGCTGGATGGAACATCAGGCATTTTACTTAACTGAATCTAGTGTTGAACTAGCCGAAGAACGTGGACCATGTTTAGATAGTGCAAAAACCCGATATGGTCAAGGTATATTCCCGTGGGAACTACGTGCAGAAGGCGTAAATGAATTAACCGATTTTACACCAGAACTGCCTTGGGAACAATTACGTGAAAGAATGAAAGTTAGCGGTGTTCGTAATGCTACACAAATGGCAATTGCTCCAGTTGAATCTAGTTCAGTTGTTATTAATAGCACCAATGGTATTGAAATGCCAATGCAGTTAATTCAAACTAAAGAATCAAAAGCCGCATCATTAACACAAGTTGTTCCAGAATACCATAAACTGAAAAACAAATATCAGTTAATGTGGGATCAAACTGATTGCATCGGGTATTTAAAAACTGCAGCGGTATTAGCAGCATATGTTGACCAATCAATCAGTGTAAATTCATTTTATTCGCCTAAACACTTTCCAGATAGAAAAGTACCAGGAACATTAATTGCGAAGAATTTGATGTTAGGACATAAGTGGGGATTAAAAGGTTTTTATTACTCACTTATAGATAAAGCTGGTTCAAAATCAGAAGATGAAGTTGAATTACCAAGTGGTATCAATGAAGATGATGAAAGTGATTGCGAATCTTGTAAGCTTTAAGGAATATAAAAATGAACATTGAAGAATTAAGAGAAGTATTTAAAGACCAATTAGATAACAATGAAGAATTTGTATATTATTCTATACAATACCAAACTCCAGATCAACGTGGAACAGATAGATTTAGTTTTTCAATTTTAAAACACCACTCTGACCAGTTAGAGTCTCTGTTAACTAAGACTGAAGGATTAAGGTTAGATAAAACTATCGATGGACGTACTCCCCTTTTTATAAAGGAATAAATTATGACACATACAATAGAATTAAGTGAAAACTCAATCCAAATTTTGGATAAACAAGAATTAACTGATAGACATATCATGGTTATCAAAGTTGGCGTAGGGAATATGCCAGCACACAAAGCAATGCAATATATGGAAGATATTAGAAAAACATTTGCTGATAAAGTAGCGCCAGCTGAATTAATTATCATGCCATTAGAAAATACTATTGAAGTTTTCGAAAGAGGTGAATAATATGAGAAAATTACATAATACATTAGAAAACATTGTTTTTAGTATGGTAGAATTTAATAGAGAAATTCAATCCATACGACCAAATATACATCTAACTGAGGTAGATTATGCACGGTCATTTCAAACTGTTGCGTTTAATCCTGGAAGACAAGTTGGAAAAACAACATTGATTTCCAGGTATATTGGTGGAAATGATATTGCTATTTCGTTTAATGGAACTAATGCAAACGCATTAAAAGAAAGAATAGCATTTTTTAATATCGAATTA